CCAACCAAAATCTATAAAGTATACTTGGTTATTTTTTACCAGAATATTATGAACATGGAGATCCATATGCAAGACTCCTGAACTCCTCATTTCTTCTATTAAAGATCTAATTATTATATAGTAGTTTTTCTTCATCAGAACGTCATTGTTATTTTCTTTAAAAAACTTATCCAAGGTTACGCCTCCGTCTTTCTGAACCAGCCATACTATTTTTTTACCAAATTTTCTTTTAATATTTATCATATCCGCAAGATTTTCTTTTGGAGATATTGATATAGGTGTTTGATTTTTTGTTTTTATTATAATATCCTCTGCCAAAAACCATTTTTTTCCTGATAAAATAGGGACCATAGAAATTTCTCTATTAGGATTGATTCCCGCTAGAAATGGAAGTTCTTTGTTTGTTTCTCCAAGGAGTTTCCAATTTCTTGGAGGAGGGATTGGTATTTTAAAAAAATTACTTGTGTTGTCTTCTTCTCCTAATCCTAAATTTATAGGTTTAACAATGAAAGACTCTTCATTTTTCCATTTGAATTTTAAAATATCTCCACCTGTTCCCGAGGAAAAAAGTTCACTTTCATCTATTACTCTTTTGACTATACCTTTAAAAATATCACTTGTTGAAATATTTGTAGTTCTCGGAAAATAATATGTAGGGGTGCTTTCAAATAGCGAGTATTCGTCTGAACCAAAATATTCGTCTGAAATAAATAGGACATCAAATTTCATTTTATCATAATCTGTTTGCTTCGAAGAGCCTTCAAATACAACTACATGGTCTACCCATTTTGAGTTTTCAAGTATACTTTTACGATGTTCGTAAGATAAAATTGGTTTTCTTTTTTGTTTCTCACCAAGTTCGTCGGAAACTAAACCAACTATAAGTTTATCACAAAAGGACTTGCATTTTTTTAATAATTCAAAATGTCCATGATGTGGAAGATCAAAAGTTCCTGTAGTATAACCAATTTTATACATTTTTAATAATAATTTTATAAGAAATTATTATTTATTTTGATTATGAAATTTTTCTAAAATATTGTAAATTTTTGCATTAGTAGAATCTGGAAAATTATTTCTCATCCAAAAATCGTATTCGAACTGTCTTGCTCTAGTAAAAATTTTCGGTTCATCGTAATCATTAACAGGTTCTTCTATATATACTACTCTGTTATATGGTTCTTTTGTAGCAATAAGTTCACCGTCTTTACGACTAATAAAGTGATGAACTTTATTGACACTTTCATATGGATTTTCGCCAGTCCACCAACCATTTTCTTTCAAATCAATTTGTTTTTGTTTTATAACTCCGTTGGTTTTTATTTCAAAAATGGCATTTCCGTCATCTACAAAGATAGAATATTGGAAGGAAGAAAGCATGTTGGTTTTACTTTAAAAAAAATAATAAAAATTTCATCTTCAAAATGAAAATTCAAAAAAAAATATATTCAAAAAATGGCAAAACAACCTCTTTCTATACCTAGATTTTTATGTATATCTTTTATCTTAATATTCGCAGGTTTATCTATATATACATTTGACGACACATATGAAAAAACAAATTGTTCTGTAGAAGAAATCAAGTATCCAGCTTCCTTTAACGATTATTATTTTTGGAGAAATTGTACTTGTACTACAGATTTCTGTATACCCATTTGCTATTGTATAGAAATGTATGTTGGCGGCAACCTTTTGCTAAATAAAAAATCAAACAATACAAATTGCACATTAGTCAGCAATATAATACCCTTTGATTTGAATTTTGAAAATATAATCGATACATACCTTAATAAGACGATAACATGTTGGGTAAAAGACGGAGAATATTATATAAACATAGGGAGTGTAAATAATTTTTTTTATGGGCTAACTTGTATAAGTTTGATACTGGTGGTGTTTTTTATAATTATGGAATGTTGTAATAGTCAATATTATACGAATAGTGTAGAATATGAACAAGAAGACTTTTCAGAAATTCCTCCTCCTTACGAGATTTCTCCTGTCTACGAAGTTAATTCTGTTTAATTTTATATTGATTTCAATATAAAATGAGCTATATCATTATATCTTAACTGACAACAAAGTAATGAGATTTTTGATAAATATTTTTAAATAAAAATTCAATTTACAAAATGAACTATTTTTATCTAATATCAATATTTGTGATAGTATATGTGTGTATATTTCTAGTTTTTACAAAAGAAAGTTCCAAGAACAGAACCAATATTCTTATCAAGCCGAATCTCGAATACAAAATAGGCGAGAGAGAATACAAGGTTCCAGATTTACCAATAAAAGGAACAGCATTTCTGTTAGAAGAACAATTCTTGCTATTAATGAGAGAGATGTATGAACGCGTTGATAAAGCGTTCGAAGAATGTAAGATAGAGTATTGGATTTCTGGCGGAACTTTAGTTGGATTTCAAAGACATAAAACATTCTTACCCTGGGATGATGATTTGGATGCTCATACTCACGAAAAACATAAAAAGTTCATGTTTACTCCAGAATTTAGAAACATATTAAACAAACACAGATTAGAAACACTTTTTATGGTTGGGTCTACTGAAGATTTTTCTTATTATAAAGGAGGTTTAAGAATTAAAATGTTAGAACATTTGAATCCGGTTATGGATATTTTCTTCGTTACAGAAGTTTCTGATAATAAGATATCTAAGATAGAAAATTGGATCGGCGAAGATTTTATGCTAAACTTTAACGAGACATGGTTAAAAGAGGATATTTATCCAATAAAAAAAGAAACTATAGATGGACTTCCTATTAAACTCCCTAATAACCCTCACAATGTTCTAGCGAAACAATATTCTGAAAATTACGGCGACGAGATACATTGCGGTCATCCTCCTCATACAATTGTGTATGATATGTTACGGTTTATTTGGAAAAATGAACCAAACTAGAATTAATTTTTGTCTCTATATTCCTGAATAATTCTATAATATTTCTTAACGAAATTAGTAAACCCTCTAGAACTCTTCTGCATTTCTTCTATAGATTCCTGAATAATTCTATCTCGTGATATGTTAGGTTTTTGTAATCTATCATCTACATACCACATACACCATGTAGCGCAACTTTGAACAAATTCTTTACTTTCAAGATTTTGTAACATCTGGTGTCCTACTCTTCCTTCTTGCCATTTATCCCATTGTGGGCAAAAATTGATAGGAGAATAATAATCGTCTTTCGATTTGAGTAGTCCGATATCCATAAAATACTCAAGTAAATCAACATCTATCAACTTAGATGACTTTTTCTGTAAAAAGCTATATCCGGGTCCTTGCGGTTCATATCTTTCTAGGGTATTATTTTTCTTATCATATATAAGAATATTAGAATGTGAGATATCTATGCGTTTATTATCCTGTTCGTCTATATTAGAAATATTTAATGTTAGGATAATAAATCTAGATTTACCTTTCACACATTCCATAATTCTATGTGTTAATTTCTTATTAACATACAACAAACCATCAATAACCTTCTTATTATCTCTGTTTTTATCATCAACATAAAATGAATAACTATTGCCATAAAGTTTTACATTATCATTTTCAGCTGCATTAATAACAGTCTCTTTAGACGGTTTGTCTTCCCATAATAGTTGATAATCGTTGTCGATATCAACTGGTTCTTTACTGCCGTTTTGTGTTTTTGTTACCGATAGAGGTTTTAAGAAGCATTCATCGTATTTCTCATTAAGATACTTCATAGAGTAATAGTAGAATTCTTGACTTCTAGACAGAAAATCATTTTTTTCATCTTTCTCCATTTCTTCTAGTTCTTCATCTTCGTCTGTGATTTCTTGCAACACAGGTTGTTCTTCGTCGTCTGTGATTTCTTGCAACACAGGTTGTTCTTGATCGTCTATTAAGTCTGATAGATCTACTTCTTGATCGTCTATTAAGTCTGATAGATCTACTTCTTGATCGTCTATTAAGTCTGATAGATCTACTTCTTGATCGTCTATTAAGTCTGATAGATCTACTTCTTGATCGTCTAAAACATCTTCCAATTCGTCTTCGCTATCCTCTTCTAAAGGTTTGGGAGTGTAATTTTCTCTTGTAATTCTTCTCCCTACTTTTCCGTCTTTTTTGACACATCTTCTTGTTCTTGGATTTATTATCTTGTTTTCATCGCAATTTTTCGCCTTTTCTCTAATATAATCAACAGGAGATAATTTTCTTCCAATTCTTGAAAGTCTCTTAACGCAACGTTTTGTTCTTGGATTTATTATCTTGTTTTCATCACACTGTTTATCTTTTACAGGGATAAGTTTTTTACCTGTTCTTCCTGTTTTTTTTACACATCGATTCGTTCTTGGATTAAGTATCTTGTCTGATGGACACAGAGTAGACATTTTATATTATAAAAAATTAATCACTACTACAATTAGTACAAGCCCCACAAGAATATGGAGACACTTCTTCTTCAAATATGTATTCTCCTATAATAGAGGACAATGCTGTTTTTAGAGACTGTGATTGGGATAAATCGACCTTTCTTCCTATTTCTTTTAGATATGTTAGATCGACAATAGAAATTATGTTTGATATATTTGTTATTTTATATGTCATCAGGTCTCTTTGCATCCCATGTGTAGGATTATTTTCCCAATGAACAGCATAAGAACCAGTTCCGAGTCCTTTCTCGCTTTCTACAGGAGCCCCTGGCAATGTAGAACTTTTTGGTCTCACGTTATCTATATATGCTTTTGCAGTTTTTGGAAATTTTATATTAGATAAATATAACTGATTTCCTTCTTCAAATATACCAGTACCTATGGTTGTGTTCCAATCTCCTATTCCTAAAACATGACCAACTTCGTGTGCTATAGTTGTGACTTTTAAAACAGAAGAGATATTGTTAAAAGCGGTTTCTGATATTGTTACAGTGTTTCCTAATGTAGAAGCAACAATCCCTTTTGATAAATTATCTACTCTAAATTCAACATAAACCCCACCGACCCCTATACTAGACCATCTATTGACACCTTGTTTGATAAAAGTTTCGTATTTTTTAGAATTTCCAACATATTTTATATTGAAATCTCCTATATCCTCGTCTACGGTCATAATAATAGATATTGCGATAGCCGCCAATATAAGAAGAACAATTATTACGATGACGAAGCGCTTACTTGACATTTTAAATTACAAAAAAATATATTAACTTAAAATGCCTAAAAGAATAAGAAAATTGCCAACAAAAAAAGGTAAAGGGTTTGGACATTATCTCAAAAAGGGTTTAGAAGTAGGTGCTCTTGGTGCTGTACAATTTGTTCCTGGTCTTGATGTTGCTGCCGATGCAGCTGTTGCTGGGGAAGCAGTAGAAGGAGCAGCTGTTGCTGGAGGCGAAGATTATGTTAAACAAAAGGCTAGTAGTTACATGAATCCAATGAATTTTAGACCCCCGCCCCCTCCTCAATACAGAGAACCTATTCAAGAATATCCCTATTCTCCGCAATACAGACAACCTATTCAAGAATATCCCTATTCTCCGCAATACAGACAACCTATGATGCCGCAGCAAATAGGAGAAGGTTATAGACAACCTTATTATCCTCCTCCTAAAAAACCCTTATTAGGGCCTTTAGAGAAAAAGATACTAATGTATGGTGCTATTTTTTTAATAATATGTATCATAGGAATAATTGTAATTAGAGTAATTTCTCATAAAGTAGATGGGTATTATCATTCATATACAGGATGTCATCATTCAAATCATGGTAGTTGTCATCATTCATATTCCGGTCATACTTGTTGTTAACCAAAAAAATTTATCTATTTAAAATGGCATTTACTCACGAAATTACATTTACAACAACTAATGAACATATTTTAGATATTCTACATGAAGATAAAATAAGCATTATTACTTTAGATAATAATACAGTTTTTTTATATATAAATGGAGATAGAAAAAATAAAATTTTATTAGTTAACTTTAGATATAATAATAAAATAGTATCTCAAGCTTTTTATGAAGATAACGAGGATTTAAAAGGAACTTGGTTGCCTTGCGACGGAATAAAAGCAAATGTAAATGAGAATAATGAATTTTTCCAATATTTTGATGTGTCAGCCTTTGAAACAGATCTATATCCTTTTGGAGATATAAAACTTATGGCGGTTTCTTATCTTCTTGGAGGAGGAGTCTGGTGTAATAAAACACAGAAATATAGAAAAATGTTAAATGTTAACGAAAGAATCTCTTATATTGCAGATTTTGAAGAAGAAAAAGTAGAATTTAACAATTCTCTATATATAAATCATTTTATTAATTACTCTATTTCTAGAAATTACTATAATAAACACCCAATATCTTCATTCAGACCCAAAAGTCCAAAATGGATAACAAACAGTAAAGAGATAAAAAATGAACAAAAACTATTCAGTGCATTTGATTTTTCCTCCAAAATGAATAATTCTTACCAAATAGAATATACACCTCCTGTATTTGAAAATAAAACAAAAAGGGAACATTATAAAAATTTATATGAAAAAATTGACAATTCTAACGTAAAAGACAATAAAGCAACATACAAAATGTGCATTATTTTATAATTCTACAAAAAATTGCTGACTTGAACTATCTCTATTGTTTTTTCTAACAATTATATCAAAACTTTTGCATTCTTCATAAACCATGCATGGATAAATAGAACAAGAATATAATACTATATTTTCTTTAAATTGGAAATTAAATTGGTAAGCTATGTTTTCTTCTTTAACTTTTTCCAGTAGACTATTTAGATAATCATTGAAGAACTCTCTTTTTATCTCACAAACGCTTTTGTTTTTTATTTTTCTAAGTTTAAATATAGATTTTAATAAGTTCCCTTTTGATATTAAAATTTTTCCATTTCCTAGAATCTTTAAATACATATATTCTTTGTTTTGGGGAATAAAATCCTTAAATTTGAATATATTATCAGATCTAACCAGAATAATATCCTCGTCTCTATATTTCATTTTTAAAAATGAAATATTTTTATATAATTTTATTATTAAATGGGCTTTATTATAGAAGAAGATATACATCAATCGTCTACTGTGTACGATTCTTTTTACGACCGATACTTTGGAGAATGGTCCGAAAAGTTTGAAAAATATAAAGACGAGATGAAAAATGTTTCAGAAATAATAGGTAGAACTGAAAAAGAAAAAAAATATCTCCCTTTTAAAAAAAATCTTTTTGATTGTTTTGCAAATACTCCACTCGGAGAAGTTAAAGTAGTAATTTGGACAGACAACCCTCTTTCGTTAAAGAGGTCTTATGCTAACGTTTACAAAGAACTTAAAAACCAATATTCTAATATCGATATTCCAAGAGATAACAATTTGTTAAAATTTACAGATCAAGGTGTTCTTTTCATAAGTTCTTCTATGTGTCATTCCTCTGATAATCCAACTACTTATAGTAATTTATGGTTTCGTTTTGCCAATATAGTAATAGAAATATTGAATGAAAATGTAGATAATTGTATACATTTACTTTGGGGAAAGAATTGTCAGAAGATTGCAGGTAATATTAGTAGCAGAGAAGTTTACACGTCTACCGATCCTTCTTCATATACCTTCTTTGGAAACAATCATTTTATAAAGACCAATATAACATTGAAAAGACAAGGAAAAAAAGAAATTGATTGGAGCGTTTTATCATAGACTATCCAAAAATCTTACCCCTCTTTTAAGAAAAACAAAAGGAGCTTTTGAAGGAAAAATATAAAACATCAAAGCCCCAATTATAAATAATGTCTGCATAATTTTTAAAAAATCTAGATCTACTTTTATAAGAGGATCGTCTATACCGAAAATTTTAGACTTAAGTATTGTCAAAATACAACCATCGAATATTAACCATCCAAACAACACTATACTTAAACCGATAGCTTGGTATATTAAAAATTTAGGAGGCATAAAGAACCCTGTAGGTGATATTAAGGAGAACATTATATGAAATAACTATATTGTAAATATTATTATCTTTGATATTCCACCAACATCTGGAAATAAAGTTTTATTTAAAGAAGTTTTCAAAGCTTCTGATATACTTGGGTTCCTATCTAATTCTCTTTCTCTATTTTTAAATATTTCTTCTTGATTAGTGTTTTCTTTCGTTTTATATATAATTTTTATAAAAGGAAAAATGGATAAAATAGATAAAAAAATTCATTTAGGAATAATACCAGATGGAAATAGAAGATATTGTAAAAAACAAGGAATAGGTCTCGAAAAAATAGTTGATCACTGGTTTAACACTATGATATTACAAAATGTTAAAAAAATAGTAGATTCTGATTTTAGATTAATAGGTATTTTGTCTAGTATATGTTCTTTGAGTCTCTATGTTTCTTCTATTGACAATGTAAACAGAACGGATGGATCTACAGATTTGGGTTACGAATTGATAAGAAAAATTTACGAGATATATAAAAAAAAAGAAAAATTCTTCACAACAGAACAAATTGAGAAGTTAGAACAACAAAATTATAGTGTAAAATTTAAAATCATCGGAGAACTTCTTTTGATACCAGATGATATCAGAAAAATTATCGACGAGTTTAAGAAATATGAAAAGGATAACTGTTTTGTTATCAATTTGGCGATGGCTTATGATTATACTAAAGATATGATGAACTTTGGATCAAATAAACTAATAAATTACAATAGAGATCAGACTAATATAGATTGTATCTTTAGATCAGGAAACGAACAACGAACTTCTGGATTTTTTCCTTGCCATTCATTGTATTCAGAATTAGTATTCAGTGAAAAATTGTGGCCTGAGATAGATTTAGAAGATATAAAAGAAACGATAAATATTTATAATAAACGAAAGAGAAGATTTGGATGTTAATTAGATAGTTTCTATAATTTTTTCTATTAAACTAAAATTTATATAATATCTTTGTACTATACAATATATTATTTCGTCAAAGTAACAATCCCAGTCTAAACAATTTTCTCTCTCCCATATACTTATGACTTTGTTTTCCTTTGTTTTTATAAATATAAATTTTTTAGACACAGAATCAGATTTAACAGGGTATTTTCCAATAGATATATTATATTTCAAATCTTGAGGGTCGCAGTGAAAAATTTCGGAACTCTTTGATCGAAACTTACATTTATACGGTATTATAGGGGTATTATAATCTACAAAAAACCTTCTAAATGGTTCCGGAAAACAGTTAATATAAAATCTTTTCTTTCTCATCATAGATTGTATACATAAAGTGTTTCTTTCGACATAAAAATCTATACCTTTCTTTACTAGGGGTCTATAATTTACTTGGTAATTTTCTTCCAAAAATTTTCTTTTTTCGTCTCTAAACAATCTATAATATTCCGTATATGTATTTGTAAAATGTTCTTTATCTTGTACTCTCATAAAATTCATTATTATGATTATCAACTCTTCTGGAAGATAATAAAAATAGTTATTCATTTTATATAAAATTTATATAAAATTAATTCAGTTTTTAGGAACATCCTCTGCTATGGGAAAATTACGTGTTCGTGAAAACAAAATCTCAAATTCTCCTTTGGAATTATATTTATCTAAATCAATATCGTACTCTTCAGACTTGATATTCAACACATCTAAGTCGTCCTTAAGGTCAGTTATACAAGGAGTAAGTAATTTTCTACAAATATTATGATTTAGACATTCTATATCTAACGTATCATTGTTCAGTTCTATATCTTCAATAGTTTTGTATTTTTGGATTAAATCTAACGATCTCTTTGGACCTATCCCTTTTATTCTATTTCCAAAATCACACCCGCACATAATACAAAAATCTCTAAATTCTTGGTGTGTAAGATTCAAAGTTTTCAAAATAGTAGGTGTAAAAACCCCTTCTATATATAGATTATTCTTTCTAGTTTCAAATTTCCTAGTTATAAACGGAGTACCCATAGCAATCGTATCTGTATCTGAAGACCACACGCAAGCAACAATCCGTTCTACTGCTAATGATGCGGCGAGATATTCCCCTTCCCCTTCCGCTGTAATACTGGGGATCCCAATTCTTTGACATATTTCTTTAAGATCGGAAATATTGCTGCTGGGAAAATAAAATGTGTCAGCTTGAAGTTTCTTATAAGTTTCTAATAGTTCTGTAGGACGTTCCAGAACACTCATTTCGTCCAACTGCTTCTTGATATTATCTCTTTTATCTATCCTTTTCTTCCGTTCTTCTCGACGTTTCTCTTTAGTATCGAGTTTTGCTGGAAGAACTTTTCCGTCCCAAATCCATACAGGTGTAATTTTGTATGTTAACAATTTCGTGTTAAATCTAAGAAATTCTTTTACTAGACAATTGAATACTTCTTCGGGTTTTATAACAGCAAACGGGTCACTTAATTTTGAATTAACATTTTTAACACACATCCCAAGATAGGTAAAAATCCAATTATAGGCATCAATAGCAATTCTTTTCCTACTTAAATTGTATGCTGGGGTTTCTACAAAACAATTTGGAACATTTTTCTTGAGAAACGGAACTAGATTAGCGATTCCCATTTTTTTGTTATTTTAATTTAAAATAAATCGTTTTTAAAATGGAAATATCCCTCAGTAAGAAAAACAACAGAGAACTTAACAAAATAAGAAAAGGGATAATAGAAACATGCCTCCAAACCAAAGTAGAATTTTCTTCTTATGACAAAATAGGTACAGATACCCAATTATTAACGGTAGATATAGACGGAGTGATAACAGAGAACGAAAAAAAGGAAATAATAAAACTTATAGAAAAAATAGATTATTGTTACAAATTCCTATACAAAGGCTATAATCTTCCTATAAAACAACTCAAATCTATGAACCATAAATATCATAAAATTATGAATTATAAAGATGTGTATTACTATAATCCCTGCGATCTAACAGAGGAATTAGAAGAGTTTTGTCATATTTTTGTTAAAAAATTTAGTCATACTTATGAACACATATCAATAGATTATAAACAAGTAGAGTCTACTTTATTATTGGAAAAAATGGGTCTTTTGTCCTGTAAACTACATAACACTAACGGACGTTTATATCTTGAAATAAATGGAGAAAAACATGTAATGTCTCATAAAGACCTGTCGTCTCATCTTGTAAAAAACATGAGTGAATCTGATTTAGAACCACATTATAGGATAGAAACAAATGTAGACAATATTAACATCAATAATATATTGAGAGGCGAATCTCCTATTTCGGCATATGATCCATCAGAAAGTTCGTTGCATCATACCTTTAAACTAACAATGGCGTTTGCTAAATTATGCAAAAAAGAAAATCTTCCTATGTTTAATTGTAGGGACATTATAACCTTTAGTCAAAGTCTTTTGGGGTTTCAATATTATAGCATCAATACCGTCATAAAACTTAAAGAAATGTATGAAACTTTGCATTTTAAAAATTTTAAAGAACACGAATTTGTCTATTTAGAGAACGCTTTATCATTTTCCATATATCTAAGTGGTTTCAAAATAAAACATCTCATTATCTCAAATAAAACACTCCATAAGTACAATGTATGTTACGTTTACGAGTCATTATTAGATCCTCATACAAATATAGATGATATGAAAAAAAGAATTATAGATAGCTACAGTACAATATATACTACAGATAGAGATCCTATAGATAATAAGAAATTTAAGCACATGAGTATTCAAGAGTTATTAAGTTGTTCTATAGTAAGAAATTACTTAATTTTCGATAAACATTCTATACAACATGTTAGTCCTCATGATAACGAAGGTCTTCCTATATCTTATTATGAAACAAAACATTATCAAAAGTATAGCATTTATAATATCAGCAATATAATAAAGGGAATTTTTAAGAGACAACCTATCTATGATAGAAGCGATCTCGCCTTAAGAGATGTAGAAATCTCTATTAATGAAGGAAATGTTAAGATACATGGGATAATTGTTATGTCAGATATGTTCTTTTCCGATAATCATAAAGTATTAAGACACATACACAAAATATGGAAAAAGGGTTATTTTCTAAATTCTTTTGGACTGCTATATTATCTTGAAACTGGAGAATTTGCAAAACAATCAATCAAAGCCCCAGAATGGTTTACTTTAAAAAATTCAAACGAACATAACTTCTATAAATTTTTAAGTTTCAATGATCTCTAACGTGTTTGAGAGATACATTATCTTTAACATTGTCAAGAATATACTTTAGAAGTTTACGAACTGTTTCTTTTGTTATATCCGTATTTATCTTTTTCATATAGTCTATAACAACATGTGTAAAATGAACAGAGTCAAAATCGTTATATAATCCTAGTTCTGGATATATAAAGTTTTTTTCTTTATCTATAGGATTTTCAAATATATGTTTACAGCGTGTAACAGAATTATGGTGAAATAATTTTCTTTCATAACTTATGATATCCCAATCTCTTCCGGTTATTTGTTTTCCTAAAACACATAATCTAGATTCGCTTGACGAAGATTTACAGAAAGCCTGTGTATATATTATACCGTCGAGATAATCTCGTGTTTTTCCCTTTTTGAGTTCAAAATCTTCGGCATATGGAAGTCTAAATTTTAATAAAGAATATAGAGGCTTAATCTCTTCTACCCATTTTCTTTGTAATTTCATATCTTCCCAAACAGTGTCTTCGTTATCTTTCATATCTTCTATATTGGTCTTTGTACTGTCGTACGTTAATGTTCTTATATCAGAGACAAATAAACATTTACGTTTCTTCCATTCTTCGATATCGGATTTGTCAAAATATCTCTTATTAATCTTAATATTAGAAATATTATACAAATCTTTACTAAAATCTCCTGAATCAAATAGATGAAAATTTAAAGTTGGAAATAATTTTGACAAAATTCTAAGATGCTCACCGCTTGCTGCTCCAACATAAACGAGATCGTTAGTTTCCAAATGATCATAGTAATGAGTTAGAAAGAGAAGTTCTGAAGTAAATAACTTTAATTGACCCCAGTGAGTATTTCCTAGACTGGCTCCTCTGCGATATACTTTCTCTTCAGTATGGTCTCCTATAATGTAATGTAAATTTCTATCAAACTTTTTTAGAACTCCTTTTTTCATTTTATAATTTCCAGAATTTATACGAGTAAAAAAATCTGACATTTTTTAATTAAAATTATTTTTACAAATATTAAAATGACGTTACCCATTACTCCGAGATCCAGAACATTAGCAGCATTAGGAGTTGCTAGAGGAACATATATGGATACAATAAATGTAAGAAAATGGCATGTTACGTTTGCTATTTTCTTGGCCTCATGGTTTTTCCTATTTTCAATCTTCATTTGTTTTTACCCTAAATCATTAATGGGTGATAGCGACTTCTTAAGTTCATTTAATGTAGCTGGTTCAGAGGGCTCTGATCAAAAGAATAATGAAAATAACTTGTTGTCCGACAACGGAAGAGCATTAGTATGGGGGGCTTCTCTTGGCTTTGGCGCACTTGTAGCATTTATTTACCATTTCTTTTATGTTCAATTTTTCTAAAAATATTTATATATATAAATGAGTAAGGTTGTAAAATTTAATTTTTCTAACAGTTCAGAAATTCCTTTGTTAGATAATAAATTAAAGGAAGCTTATCAACAAAACGATAAAGTAAGATTTGTCTTCGAATTGACCGATCTTAATGTTTCTGATGCCAGTAATATACCCAAAATTATAAATCTCGTAGAAAAACATAAAAATAACGAACACAAACTTGAAAGTATAGATATAGTTTGTCCAAAGTCTCATAGTATAAAACGAAACTTGATAAAGAAGTGTATAAAGATGGCTAAAATAGGAAAACCTGTATATTTGGTAGAAAAAGCTTAATAAAATATTTCTTAAAATGGATTTAAGAAATATGAGTGTGTCTTCTATGTTTCCGTCTGTTTCGTTGTTTTTTGACATAAACAAGATTATGGAAGACAGAACAGGAAGTATACAACCAGAACCTCAACGATTAGTCTGGCTCAAAGACAAGTCCCAACATATCGATGTTCTAGATAAGTTCATTAGGTCAAAATTCGAAATACCACTTAGTTCAAAAATGGTTTTTTCCCTATATCTTCCTCCTACAGGTAAAGATAAATCGTTATTTATTAAAAAATCTCAACATAAATTAATTAGTCGTGTATTTATTTCTACTATAGCAGAATCTCCAGAAATTGTTATTGGTAGAAAAACAGAGAAAATGAAAATGAAAACAAACGAAGCTTATAATATCCCTTATCCCGTAAATAGTATGATGACTATCGATTTTGATAATAGCAGAACTCTTATTATTCCTGCTAGAAAAGGATTCAGGCAACAAAAAATGACCAAGAAAATTGAAAATAGATACATAATGATGCTGGATTATGTTTATACTGATGATATTAAAGAAGCTATAAGCGAACTTACAGGTAAAGATGAGGAATTACGAGGATATGATAGAACAGATTGTGGAGATGAAAAACAAGAAAATTAAAGGGGATTGTTTTCAGATTCTTTTCGAGATGATGCTTAAAGACCAACAACTTTCTCAGAAGGTTAAAAGAAAATTATATAATTTTCTTATTCTAAAATGAGAAGAATTTTTTTACTTGAACCAATTAAAACACAATTATCTGGAGAAGATATAAAAGTAAAGAATTTTAAAAATAATTTAAGATATATGTCAGCAAAAACGATAGATAAAATATACGAACAATTAGATATATCTGATTTTAATCCTTCTCTTGAATCAAAAGAGAAAATAGGAAACAGGGATATTATAAAAGCAGAAGTTGGGGGTAAAAGTGTTTATTTTTATAAATCCTCTGGAGAATCCAGAATAGGTATGAACACGCTAAATTATTGGTTTCCTTGTCTTGGAGACTGTTCTCAACCCATAAATCCTTTTACAGGTGAAAAAGAAAACAGGATAAGAAAATTGGAAGACATTTACTTGAATAAGGAAGATAAAGATATAATAGAAGAACTAAAAAATAACCCAGATATGGAAAAATATGGTAGATTTATAACGAAAGAAAATGCTATGATTTCTAAGAAATTATTTCAAAAAAATTCATAAAGTTAAGAATAATAAAATGGAAGAATGTGTAATCTGTCTTGAAATAATGAAGACAGATATAATATTATTAAACTGTTTACACAAATTTCATACTTTGTGTATTTTAAAGTACAAAAACAGTTATAATTGTTCTTTGTGCCCCATTTGTAGACAGGATGCGATATTTATGACGAGATGTAATCTTAGAGAGAATAATGATGGTTCAGTTTCTTATATGGCACGCAAAAATACCTGTTGTGAGATAATGTAAATGATTTTTTAATTATAACTAAATAATTAAAAGATGAATATTCATATTGAAGGAAACATTGGTTCTGGGAAATCTACGCTTTTAAATTTTCTTGAAGAAAATTTAACTTGTAATGTTTCTCAAGAACCCGTTGGAGAATGGATGAAGACAGAACTACTCGATAAGTTTTATAAAGACATAAACAGATGGTCTTTCGCATTTCAAATGAATTGTTTCGTTTCACGTGTTCATCAAGTAGACAAACTTCCAGAGGGTAATAATATCATCGAACGTTCTATTCTTTCTGATAAAATATTTGCCCAAAATTGCTATAATAATAATAATATGACAAAAACAGAATTTGATGTCTATAATAAGTGGAGCAACTGGTTATATACTAGATTATGTAAACCAGTAAAAAACATTATCTATTTAAGATCGACTCCAAAAGTAAGTTACGAAAGAATTAAGAGAAGAAACAGGACAGGAGAAGAAGAAATCCCGTTAGAGTATCTTGAACAACTTCACTCTCTCCACGACAAATGGTTATTAGAAAACAATAATGTTAACATCATTATTCTAGACGCTGATAGTTTAAAATTTGATATAAATCTTATAAATCTTATTAAATCTTCTTTTCTCGATAGTCGTTGATAAAATCGCAAAAATTATTAAGTTTTGGTTTGTCTTTATACGTTGTACACAAGATACATATACCTCTACAAAAACGTTTGAATGAATTGTTTAATTGTATTAAAAATACCTCATCGTATCCACTTTTCAATTTAATATAAGTATTGAAAAGTTTCTTCATAAATTCTAATTGCGATTCTAAATTTTCTTCTTCCATATATCTTTTATATCTCAAGTAATAATCTGTAGAACCTACATACTCAAGTTCTTTGAAGAATAATTTCTTGTCTTCTGTTATACCCCCTACATAATCCATAAAAAGAAGAGTTTTTTTCACTTCATCTGGTATATATACGATATTTGACATTTTATATACTAAGATATTATAAGTGGTGTGACATATGCCATTATATAAAACAAATTAAATATATAGCGTTTAACAAAATTCCATGTAGTTCTAAATGCTATATAATAGGACAATTCTGCAGCAACTGCGGCAAAAATGATATATTTAACATCTGTCTTAAATATATAATATGTAGCTAGACCTGCTCCTATATAATAGGATATCCACAGAAGGTTATAATTCATTTTAATATAACATATTTTATGTTTCTATATGAATTGTGACATTCTTCAATATATTATGAATATGTTCATAAATGAGAATAGTGTAAGTAGTATTTGCTATACACCATAAACTAAAGGAAATAGCGGGAAATGTTAAAATAGTATTAAGATACCAATTAGTTTTTTGTACGGGTGGGTAAAAGAATTGGTCTGTATCGGTTATCATTTTTAATATCATTTTTTTTATGCTGACTGCAGTTTATACTTTTATAAGAACTTGGTTTTTTAAAATCTTCCATTTTACTATATAAAATATTTTTCTAAGCATTTCGTTATTGTTAATCTTTTATATACATTATTCTCTACCAAATCTTTTATAATATTATCTATTTTCTTCCCTTTTTTCTTTTCACAATTGAAACACTCGTAAACTTTTCCATGATCATATGCGTTCTTTAGAAAATATAAAACTCTACCAAAACAATAACTATCTATTTTATATACAAGATTTCTATTACTAACCATAGGTATTCTTCCATCTACCTCTATTAAATCGTTTGCCTCTATTTTTGGTAACCATAAGGATGGTTTTTCTTGAGATATAAGTTTAGGAAAGTATCCAGGAGTTCCTTTTGTATACATAATATAATCATGAAAAGGTTCGATAGAAGAGAACCCAAAATCTATAATTTTGAATTTGTCTTTACTTATATCAACCATGATATTTTCGGGCTTAATATCTAAATGACAAATCTTGCTATCATGAAGGAATTTTAGACCTGTGATGATATGTTTTGAAAATTTCAATATTTTTCTATAGGATGACCAGAAACTAAAATCGTTATAGCTTATAACATCTTTCAGAGTATCAAACATGTCTTTCGAGCCAGCATAATCTATATATAGACAATTTACTGGTCCTTCAAATATATTCGTATCTCTAACTAATTTTCTAAAATAATTGTAAAATGTATCATCTGGTTTAAGTAAAAACGACAATTCGTCTGGTATAGTAAAATACTTCTGATAGTTGTCTATTTTTCTCACGTAATCAAGATATTTTGATTCATCTTGAATACTTGTTATTTTTGTTATTTTCAAAAGTTTCCCTTTTTTTGTCATAAAACATTTTGAGTAGTGACCGCTCCCGAAAACCGCAGAACAAGTGCCTGATTTTATTAGATGAGACTCCATTAGTGTAGAGGTTTTTTAGAATAATAATTGTAAATTATTCAGTTTCAAAATCGATTTATTTTTAAGAATTAAATAAATAAAACCATGGCGACCAAAGGAAGAACTGAACGAAAAGTAACCGATTACGGGGGTTTGTCTGACATTAATCATGTCTACAAGAGGCCTGATACCTATATTGGTTCAACAAAATCACTTCGTCGTAATGTTTTTTCTATGGATACTGCTACTATGAAATTAAAAGAAGTTTCCACAACTCTCCCTCAGGGGGTTGAAAGACTTCTTCTTGAGATACTCTCTAACGCCGGCGATAATACCGACGCTTCACGACGGGCCGGAGTGGACCCTGGTACGATAGATATCACCGCAGATCAAAGAACAATTACAATCAGAAACGGCGGGTTACATATCCCAGTGAAGAAAGTTTCTCTTGTAGAAGAAAATGGAAATACCAAAGTTCAAGAATATAGAGAAGATGCCGAGAAATGGGAATGGTTACCTATTTTTATTTTTGGTTACTTTCGTACATCTAATAACTATGACGATGAAGACAAAGTTAAAAGAATGGGAGCTGGAAAGAATGGATTTGGTGCAAAACTCACCTGTATCTTCTCAAAACGTTTTTCTTTAATTGTCGAAGACCCTGATACTAAAACAAAGTTGACATCCACTTGGCATGACAATATGTTCTTGAACAATAGAGAACGAAAACCCGATATCGATATTGTAAAAGACCCCTCTATCAAGTCTGGAAGTGTAACTGTTAGTTGGGATTTGGATTTTGAACGTTTTGGTATGGGTTGTTATCAACCAGAACATCTTGATATTTTTTGCCGTTTTGCTGTTGACTTCTCTTTTACTTGTAAAATTAAAACATCTTTCAATGGAATAGAATTTGATTACAGAGAGATTAGCAAATATGCCACTTTAATATGGAGCGAAGAACAGTTGAAAAATCATTTTATAGAATACAAATGGGAAGAAGGCGCCGATGAAAAAATAGTAAATGCACAGCAAAAGACACAAGAAAAAGCAATCGCATTGGCAAAGAAACCAGAGAATATTCCAGAGATCGAGATTATGGTTATCGATTCTCCAGACAAACCTATAAATATTTCTTATGTTAATGGATTAGTAACAGCAGAGGGAGGTGTTCATGTTGATTCGGCAGAGGATCCTGTATTTAAGAAGATTATTGATATTATGAATAGAGGAGCAAAGAGAGGAAAGAAAAACTCTATCACGGTGAAAAATATACGACCTCATATATCTTTTATTGTGAATGCTCGTTTGTGTAACCCAGATTATAATTCTCAATCAAAATCCAAACTTGTTTCTCCTTCTGTATCAATTGAATATAAAGATAAGAATCTTCGTAAAGTGACAGACTGGAATATTATCAAAAGATTATATGCCGAAATAGACGCTATGGCTTACCTGAAAGCATCTAAAACAGATGGAATAAAACGAAAACATATCGATTGCGAAAATGGAGAAGATGCTAATCTTGCCGGAACAAAAGATTCGATGCGTTGTACTCTACATCTTGTTGAGGGACTTAGTGCTGCTAACTATCCTCAAAAACGTATCTGTTTAATGGAAGGCGGTAAAGATATTTTTGGTTATCTTCCTATGCGTGGCAAGGTTTTGAATGTTACTAATGCTGGTCCTATTCAGTATGCTGAAAATACAGTTATTTGTAATATTAAGAAAATGTTAGGTCTTAAAGAAGATACAGATTATAATATCAAAGAGAATTTAGCAGAACTTCGATACGGTCATATCTTGATGTGTGTAGATGCTGACGACGATGGTATGCATATTCTTGCCTGTGTTCTTAACTTCTTCAGAGAGAAATTTCCAGGTATTCTACAACGTAACATGATTGGGTATTTGAGAACTCCTATGATTAAAGTGTTGAAGAAAGATAAGATTATGAAGAGATTTTTCACTGTTCGAGATTTTGATACTTGGAGAGTTAAAAATGATTTGAAAGGTTTGACTGTAAGATATTATAAAGGTCTTGGTACGTCTAACGATAAAGATATCGTCGATGACCTTACAACTGCTCCTACAGTTGTTTGTTTCTATGATTCAAAGTCCGTTCAACATTTAAACCTTGCGTTTCACCACGACCTTGCAGATGCTCGTAAGAAATGGATAGAAGAATGGAGAGATGTAACACAAGTAGAAGATGTTGTATCGATGGATGTTTCTAGTTTCGGTAAACTCAAGAAGGGTCAAGATATTAGTCAATTCATTAATCGTGAACTTGTATCCTATTCTGTTGCTTCTCTTTTCCGAGCTATTCCGTCTAAGTATGACTTGTTGAAAGAATCGCAAAGAAAGGCTCTTTGGGCTGCTTTGGAGTTTTTCAAATATGATCCATCAAAAGGAAAAACTATCAAGACTGGTCGATTTGCTAATAAGGCGGCAGATATGGCGCAATATCATCACGGTGAAAAGTCCTTGACAGATACTATTATCAAGATGGCTCAAGATTTTATTGGATCTAATAATATGGGTTATTTCAAGAAGGAAGGCCAATTTGGAACTCGTGCAGATGGTGGGAAAAATGCTGCTGATGCTCGATATTCTGAAGTACATTTATCTTGGTGGATCCCATATGTTTTCAAGAGAGAATATATTGATCTTGTAGAAAAACGCGTTGTAGACGACGAAGAATGCGATCCTCTTTGGTTACCCGCGGTAATTCCTATGGGTCTTGTAAATGGAACAAATGGTATTGCTACAGCGTTCTCTACAACAACACCTTGTTATAATCCATTAGATGTTGTTAAATGGATGAAAGATCGCTGTAAAGGTATCGAAAATCCAAATCCCATTTCTCCATGGTATAATACATTTGAGGGAAAAATTAAGATAGAAAGAGAAACAAAAAATGGTTTTGTTATAGATGGTGACGAAGACGAAGAACTTGAAAATGAAAATGTTCCTAAAAATCGTAAAGTTTCTGCATCATCTGAAGAAGGAGAAGACGAATACGGAGAAGATAAAGCAATTATTGAACATGCTAAGAAAGCAAAAGTTCGCATGAAAACTTATGGAAAATTTGATGTCACCGGGATACATAAACACGGAGGACCAATCATCGAGATTACAGAAGTTCCTGTAAGAACCTGGTTACACGACTATCGTAAATGGATTCAAGGAATGGTTCATGTTAAGGGTTCTCGGAGACCTGTTTATGATTTCAAAGACAACTCTACTACTGATAGACCAAAGTTTGTAATTCACTGGAACTCCAATTATGCTCAGCCCAATCATCGGTCTCTTCATCTTGTAAAGTCTTTTGGTTTATCAAATATAACTCTGATAGACCATAAGGGGTTTCCGAAGAAGTTTGACGAGATCCAAACAGTTCTTCATCAGTATTATGATAATATGTTAGACCACTATAAACTTGTTAGAAGTAAACGCATAGAGACAGAAGAAGATAAATTTACAGATACATCTTATAAGATAAAGTTTATTTCTCTTGTACTGAATAATGAAATAGTAATTATGAAAGTCAAAGAAGAAGAAGTTAAAACAAAGATGGAGCAACATCAAATACCTTTTGATTATTATGATAAATCTAAAAGCAGAGATTTCTCCGTAGAATCTTTAGAGAAACATAAAAAGAACTTGGAAGAATGTAAAGCTCGTCTTGAAACTTCTAAGAAATTAGTAGCCCAAGATATATGGATTAACGATCTAGAAATTCTTGAAAAGGAACTTAAAAAGAGATATAAAAATGGAATTTTTACTAACAAATAAAATGGACTATTCTAAGATGAAAGTAAAAGAACTTAAGAAGATATGTAAAGAGAAAAAAATTAAAGGGTATAGTAAATTGAAAAAGAAAGAATTGATAGAAGTTTTGTCTTCTGATACAAGCGAAAATAAACAAAGCGGACCGGCAAAAATGCGTCCAATGTCACCATTGTTTAAAAAAATACAGAAATTAATTTAATTTTTATCTTTAAAAAAGATAAAAATGGATAAAGTCAAAAATAAAGAAGAAATAAAGCAATCGTTAATTAGGAGAGAATCTAAGATAATGGGGTTTTCTAATAAAATTTTTAAAGCCCAAGTTTCATCGTCTTGACATTTTTCTTTGAAATGGTATTCCTGTAACATATCTGAATATCCTTTGTGTTGTAAGTATATCGCTCTCTATACCAGTATCTCTTTCTAATTCTATAATATTTCCTATCTTAACCATATGAAAAGAACACAACGGGTCGTCAACTATTATCTTCATAAGTTTTGTTTCTTTTATCTTATTTTCTTCACAGAACGCTTTGCCTTCTTCTGTAGAATATATCTTTAATATCTTAGGAACATAATTGTTTTTAACTATATCGATAAAAGTCTTATCTGTAAACATCTTGATATTATATACATTAAAGGAATCAGGGCAATTATAATCTTTTACATTGTTTAGTTCCTTTTTTGCTCCCGGAGATAGGTCTCTGTCTGTTATAATTATTCCATTTTTACAATCATTGACATTACATAATATCCTAAGAAACTCTTGAACTCTCGAAGTCATATTATCACCCAGAGTAGAACAGAAATATACGAAAATCCTCTTATTTGGAGTTACAGAATGATTGAAAATTCCAGACATCAACAATCTGAAATCTTTAATATCCCCCATAACTTCTACAAGCTCTGTGTTGTCTGTAAAAGTTTCTTTAAGTTTTTCGAAAAAATCATCTTGTTCAAAATCTTCGTATTGAGGATTAGTGTTGATGTATCCATTTTCTTTAAGAAAACTTGCGAGAGTTTTCATATGGTCGTAAAAAATATCATAAGAGTCCTCCATTTTTTAGAAGTAAAATTTGTTAATATTTCATTTTTATAACTTTAAAATGGCTTTTGTTAATGGTTGTGACGCCGAGAGTTCATCCCCATACTGTATTTGCACTGACTATTATGGAAATGTATTACCTGAATATAGAAGTTTTAATACAACAACCCAGACGTTCTCTTGTTGCAATGAACTGAAAGATTTTGCATTACCCCGGGTTTATCCAGGAAATCCAACTTCAGCTAAATCGGGAACTGACTGGGTTCTAAGATATGCGAAACAGGTATATATTAATAACCAGGGATGTTTAAGTAAACTTGGTGGTATAGAGGATGATATAAATTTTAAAGAAGAATTACCTCTATTATATTATCAAGGGTTTTTTAACGCAAGTCTATTTAGTAATTTTACGTCTCCTTCTAAAATAGAAAATAAAATAATACAATGCTCAAATGGTATACCGTATGTTGTAAAGTATCCTAATTATAGTAATTCTAATATAGATTATAAGATATTATGTGGATCTAATACAACATCAAAACTAGAAAATCTTAAATATTTAGAAACTAATGCAAATTTGGATTATTCTTTGAGTTACATTCTTAACAATCAAGGACAACCTTGTTTGACTTCTTATTGCGAAACTAAATATGATGTAAGTGATATAGAATACAATATAGGAGACACCTTTTATAAATCTCCTGGGAATATAAACGGAGATTCGGTGTTGTTAAAAACATGGTTTTGGTTTATTCTTCTGTTTGTAGGTATATTCTTAGGTGTGGGTATATATTATTGGTATTATCATTATATGGATAGACACTTTGAAAAATCTGTTAACTATCTCAATAACGTAAAGAAAGGACTCGGGGACACAGCAAAGAAACATTCAAAAAAGAATCAAAACGCCCATTTCCATATTAATACTTAAAAATGAAAATTTAAAAAACACTATATTTTTTAAATGAATGTCGATATACTTACTGAGGACAATTATAAATCTTCAACAATAACCATGGTTGCTACTTTGGATAAATCCTTAAAAACAAGATCTGTTGCAGAATATTTACCTGTAGTTCATTTATTTAACACCAAAGGAGAACGAGTAAAACTCGATTCTGGTACACGAGATGGTATTAGTTTTTTCGGCATCAATGGTATTATTATAACATCTTGTTATAAAGATATCAGAAGAGGAGTAAGATTGGGTGCAATGAACAATATGATATGCTCTGATTTGCAAATTTTAGATAAAAATGTTCATATAAAACTTTCAGAATCTATAATAACAAGTGTAGGTACATGTGGATATAATAATGGAAAGGTGGCTTTTCGTTGTATGATAGAACATCTTAATAATCTTAAAAACAATATAGAACATTTCCAATCTTTGAGTAAAGGAGAACAGGATACTATATATTCCTGGATAGAAAACCATTGTGTAGTTGACGGAAAACTGAAGAGATTATCAGAAATAAAGTTTCCTTATCATATCGATAAAAGAGCTTTGTCTACATTATTAATTTATATCGACGATTACGAAAACTACCAACCAGAAAGTTTTATGGAAAAGATTAGAAACATTAGACATATGGAAAATGTCTTTGAAGGAAAACTCGGAAACGTAGAACCAAAAATATATAACTCCGTATATCATATTAAGATATGTGCAAAGAATGAAAGATTATACTTACATAGAATGGCTGCTTACTTATTAGATTGTCATCATATTTCCGTGGAATTTCATAATTGGAAATCTGAAGGTGTTATAATTTGCTTCCCTATAGACCCTGATAGTGATTTAAATACTCGTGATAAAGAATACAAACATCGTTTTACAGTACACGAACGTTCTTCTATGCGTCAATGTTCTCCTGGAAAGAAAGAAGAATCTTATAAATATTATAAAGGAGTTATGAAACTAATCAAAGAATTTGTAGATAACGGACAGAAATATGACGGATTCAAGAAGTATATATCTGAAGAATTTAGAACTATATAATTTTTATCTTTTTAAAAGATAAAAATGGAAATGGAAAAATTAGCAGATAGTAAGATAAAAAAATATATTCCCGAAAATATAATTTCTACACTATCTTATGTAGATTTCGATACATTTCCTTATAATTTACCTCCCGTATCAAATAAAGAAATGTTGAGAATTTTAGCGACATTTTTAAGAACAGGAAAATCTTTTCCTGACCTAAAAAAAGTTTTGGTAGATATATCTGACGGCAAGGATACAGAGTTGTCTAGTTTTGTAAACACCTACCCAAAAAATAATACTAACATTTTAGTAGAACGCCTTCTTATGTTTTTCTTAGGATTTTTTATAGCATTCGTTCTGTTAAAGGGATTTATCCGTTCTTTCTAAAAAATTCTTAATATCTATATACAGATTTTTTAAACTTCCTTCATATGATTTTACCCTTCCATAATTTACAAAGTAATTTTTAATATCTAATTGTAGTTCTTGTTTCTCTTTTTCATTATTCTCTTCCGTTAGAATATCTAAAAATGTTGGTTTAAAAATAACATATTTACATATTTTCCTAATCATGTATTTTTCAAATTCTTCCATTATGTCTAGTGTACTTTCATCTACAAGACTAGGAGGAAAAATAGAAGTCCAAGGATAAAATTTGTATAACGTGCTATAATGTTTATACATTATATAAATACACGTATAGACATATATTTCTACTTCTTTTTTGGTATTAAGTTTTCCCTGGTTATCGTTAACTTCGTCTTTCAGTTTTACATCATCTCTACTAAAAGCATAATCTAAATACTCGTCAAATAATCGTAGAGACTGAAACATCAGGTCAGGGCTGTACCACTTAAATTTCTTTTTCTTATTGTAAATATTAAACAAAATATTTACAGCCCATCTTCTCTCGATACAGTCTATTATAGTAATATTTGTATGGAGATTCTTTACAGGTGGATATTTTGCTCTCATATCTTGGTAATATGATTCAAAATTTTTAAAAAAAGGATGTTCAATGCATTGTTTTGCAGTATAACGTTTTTCTGGGTCTAAACATATCATATGAGACAAAAGATCAGAAAATTCGTTTATCGATGCTCCTTTTTTATTAAACTCTCTAACATTTGTCTCTGATTTTAGCATTTCTAAGAAAGATGTTTTCTTAGATTTTTGTAATTCTGCTTTAATTTTAGAATTACCTTTCTTTATAAATTCTTCTAGTTCTTCTAATGTAAAATTTTCCGGATGTTTTCTTATTATATCGTCAAATATCATTTTGTCATCGTCTTTCTTGCTAGATATGAAAGGATTTTTTGTAATAATTTCATAGAAAACGCATCCAAGAGACCATATATCAGAGGAAAAAGAATAGTTAGGGTATTCGCAACATATTTCAGGCGCTCTATACCAAGACGTAACAGTTCCTGGAGTAGAAGGTCTGTAGTCGTTAGGAACACACGATAAACCAAAATCGCAGAATTTAGCATACGGTATGTTTTTATCCATCGAAACTAATACGTTTGGTGGTTTTATATCTCTATGTAAAACTCCTTTGGAGTGAAAAAATTCCATACCTAGAAGCAACTGACACATTATAGTCTTCAATTGATAGAAATTGTTACATTTGTCCATGAATTTATCTAAATCGTATTCAGAAAATTCCATAATAAAGTGATGGCTGTCTTCCTTCATCTTATGTCTTTTTGGTTTAGGAGTCCATGGTTTTTCTTTTTCAAAAGGGTCTCCGACAGAAATAGATTTTAGACGTATTATACAGGGATGATTAAGAGATGCTAAGAAATTCATCTCTCTAATACAAGAAACTCCTTTTGTTCCGGAATCTCCATAGTTTCTTTTAACAGCAACCTTTTGAACTTTGGTTTCATCTCCCTTTTCTACTGTAAGTTTTGCCTCATAGACAACACCATAAGCACCTTCTCCGCACTTTCCTTTTCTGTCTAAACGTATCGACATTTTAATTTAACAATTCTTAATAGTTATTTCAATTTAAAATGATATAAATACTATCTTTTTGAAGATATTACAGATAAGTTCAAAAACCATAATATACCAGTAATTTGTGGAATTGTTAGTTTGTATAACTGAATAGATGATATATCAATACCTGTCTTTATAGTGATAAATGTGTATTGAAAAGTAAATTATTTCATTATGAAATAATTTATTATTTACTTAAAGTGAACATAATATATAACATGAAGTGTGATCAAAGACAGAAGACCAATAACAGTTCCCTGAAAAGATGTTACAGATCTCAGAAAGTTCTGAAAATCATCTGTTCCTTTACTAAGAGACTCTTCTGAAATTGCTACTTTTTCCTGTGATACACTAGCTTTTAAGTAAGATTTTAATAATACAACCCAGTCATCTCTTGCACCAGAAGATGCTTTTCCAACATATACTAAGAAACATAAAATCGCCGCTAAAGAAAACAATCCCAATACAGTTATAGCAGAAATATGTAAAATATGTATTCCCATTTTATTAAAAAAAAATAAAAATAAAATTAATTTAGATAAGACCTTCGAGTTTTACATACTTCGCATAAGTCTTGTTACACCAATACCACCTCCTGATCGTGGAAAGAAATCAAAACTGAGATAGTCTTCCATTTTCTTCTATAGCGTGTTCACTTTTAAACAATTCATAAAGTTTATCTTTATATACGGTTTCGTATCCGTTTTGTTATAGAACTTATTTAAAAACTTTTCATCATACTAAATATTTTAAACTTATTTATATAGAGTATAAAATGGAAAGCGGTTGGGCTATATTAGAAACTGTACCTGACCCTATGTATACTGCTGTAGCGGAGGCAACTAAGAAATCAGATAAAGGAAACAAAGATGCTTGTTATCACGAAGCTAAAAGAAAATTCAAAGTTTTCCCATCTGCTTATGCTGGAGGCTATATTGCCAAGTGTCGTAAGAAAAAGGGAAACGTCAAAAAATCAGAGAAAGGTTCTTCTTTAAAACGATGGTATAAAGAAGATTGGACGGACGAAAAGGGAAACGATTGCGGTAGTTCTAAAAATAAGAATACAAAAAAATGTCGTCCTAGCAAAAGAGTTACAAGTAAAACACCAGTTACCTGGAAACAGATGAGTCCAACAGAAAAGAATCGGGCTGTTAAAGAAAAGAAGAAAGTAGGAATGGGTAAGCGTACGGGTAAAGTAAAAGAAAAATCTCAAAGTAAAAAATAAGCATCGATAATTTTTATTTTATTAAAATCTTTTCTCCTAACATAAGCTCCTTTTCTCTCTGTAAATGGACACACGAAGTTTTTATCCCAAAAATACCCTCTTAACGAAATTCTGGTATTTCCATTAAACCCTATTACCCCTCTTTTGTGTCTTATTATAGACTCTACATAATGAGCAGATATTAACATTTTAATTTAAATATATTTAAATTAAATCACTTTTAAAATGGGAAAAAATATCGTATTAGACATTGATGCTACATTAGTGCATACACACGGAGACGACGACGAATACATAAATTTGAAACTGTTTACTGATCCAAAGATGGCAAAACACAGAGGTCGGCTTTATACAATGAATCTTACAGACGTGACTTCTCCTCCAGGAACAGGAGAAGAACTTAAACTTTATGGTATATACAGACCGTGGTTAAAAGAATTTCTAGATTTCTGTTTCAAATATTTCGATAATGTAATTGTATGGTCCGCTGGAAAGAAAAAATATGTAGAGAAGATGTGTGAGTTAATGTTTACAGACAGAAACAAACAACCACTCTTAATTTATAATTATAACGATTGTCAGATTACAGATGACTATATCAGAAAACCTCTAACTAAACTCTATAATGATCCACGAACTAAAGGAATGTTAAATGAAACAAATACATACGTTGTAGACGACAGAGACGATACTTTTTCTATAAATAAAGATAATGGTATTTTAATACCGGAATATGAAGCAAACCTAAACGTAAAAGGTATCAGTAAAAATGATGAAAATCTTTTAAAATTTATGGCATGGTTACTTGCTCCTGAAAATAGAGAAGTAGAAGATATCCGTAAACTTAATAAAAAGAAAATTTTTAAGACAAGTAAAGATATTTATATGGAATTATTAGATTAATAAAATGCCAGACTACGCTTTGATAGGATTGTCGGCAGCTCTAGTAGTTTCCGGAATAGGCGTTGGTGTATATATAGCAGATAAAGAGGGACAACTTAATTTCTTAAAAACTGCACATTATATCTCTTTATTTATTTTATTAGTATCCTATATACTTTCTTGGGTAGCAATGACTTGGATGGCCAGTCCAGAAAAATTTCAAATTAGACCAAAACAATGGATAGCTTTTTCTTTCACCTTGTTGATGGCAATCTTTTGGTGGGGAAGATATGTTTTCACAATTGCAGACACTGCCGAAACGGCACCTAAATAATAAAATATGTTTTAATAAACACATTTTAAAAATGGATAGTCTCTTGATCGGAAACTTTTCAAGAATAGTAAGAAGATTATTGTCAGAGGAAAATAAAGACAAACTTCTTGGAGAAATTTCAGAGGATCTCGAACAGTATATTTCTGATATAAAGAATATGGTAGATTCTGGAACAATAACATACGATCAACTTCGTGATGAAATTTCCAGTAATCTAAACATAAAAGAAGACCAAAGACCCGGAAGTGTAGCCCAAATGTTACTTGGTTGTATAGATGAAGAATCTTGTCCTATGAGACAAGAAGAGGTACTAGATATTCCGTATTTTTACGATAAGGAGCAAAAGAAAATCATACCGATGACCAAAATAAACAATTCTTTTACAAAAGAATCTTACGCTGTAATATATATAACAGGTAATCCTTCAGATATCAGCATTGATTCCCTGAGAGAATTAGAAGAAAATGGCTTTAGTAAGATTAAGATTATGTATAAGAAATCTACGAAATCTAAATATAAAACGTTTAACATCGACAATCTTAATTTGTATATGAATCCGCAAAATATTGTAAACTATAAAACAGGGGTATTAGTAATGGTACTTCTATCAATTATCTTGTTTTTAATATATAAAAGACACTAATCTTCCTCGTATTCTGATTCTTCACTATAATCGCTTTCTTCATCATATTCTTCCATACTCGTATTCATAAAATTAATATACTGAGCGTAAACAACGATATCTTCTAACAATTTCATTTTTTTAACTTCATCTGTCACATTAAAAACTCTGTATATGTCGGTTTCGTATTCTAATACCTTTTTTCCAAAATTTTCGTCATTATATGGTCTTATGTTTTTCATAATAGACGTACACACAATTACAAGTTTTGTATTTATAATTGTAAAATTTGGATAAGTTGAAACTTTGTCTACTAAAGAATTTGTTTCGCTGTCTGCTATCGATACAAGAGAAGAAATACCTTGAACTTCTCTTATTTCTTCTACCATCCTCAATCTTGTAGAATCCATAATTGACATTTGTTGCCTCATACTTCGTCTATCAAATTTTACTTTACCTCCTCCGTCTTTTTTCGTTTTTGTGAAAGACGCAAAGCTAGCCATTTTAAATAAAATATATAATATTTTATTTAAAATGCCGTGTGAAGATTTATCAAATTTAGAAGAGAAAGATTATAATTATAAAAGTTATTTTAATTTTATTACTTTACTAACCGTTATTGTTGGAAACAGTGACTTTATTTTGAAGGAAATGGGGATACCGTTAAGTTACGTTAAACGAAAAGGACAAATAGATGTTAAACATAAAGGGATAACTTTTGTTGGGAAAAGTAATGAAGGTCATTTTCATTTCAAATCAAAAACTGGAAAAGTTACAGAATCATATAGCGAAGAATGGCAACGACCAGGATCTAATGGTTTATGTCAAACCTTTGCTATTATGGGATTTTTGGGAAAAACAGATAAATTTGAAAAGAAAGAGTATTTAAAAAATTCTATTGAAGCTCTGAAGTTCATTAAAACAAAAGCAAAAATAATACAAAAATATTGGAAAGAAACATCAGAATCTAATTATAAAAAAATTGCTTTCGATTATCCTGATTACTCTGCAACCGATATAAGACAAGATATCGATTGTGTTGTAAAAAATGAATATTTTTTCAACAAATGGTTGACAGAAGAAAATGTATATAATTAAACTGAATTTTATATTTTATTTAAATAAATAAAATATGGATCAAGAAACATACTTTTACAGCGTTTTACACGAGAATTGTTCGTGTAGACAAAAAAATGGCGAACTACGTAATATTGGCGGTATCTATCGCAATTTTTCTAAACGTTTATCTGACGGAGAGCGATCCGTACTTATATTGCAGGATATCGATGACGGAGATGGAGAAAAGGGTCTCAATAGGTTATGTTGCAGATCTCGTTTTCTATCTATACCAATAGTCCCAATGATAGACAGATCAAAAGAACGAATTTATGATGATAGAAAAGGAGATATTATAAGAAAGGATCTTAATAAAATAGAACCCGGTTACCAACCATACGATTTTCCAGCTATAGATGGAACGAAGTCTATGAAAGTCGTCCCCCCTAGTGTCAAGGTAGAAGGAATTTTACCAGGCGGTTTCTAACGTCCACATTCTATGAAAGATGTAAGAACACTAAACTGTTCAGGTTTCCATTTTTTTCTAGGCGTCCAATTTAATTTATTAATTTGTAAAACTTTATCTTTATAGTGTAAAGATAATGGTTCATCTTCTGGAAATTTGTCTTCCCAATTAATAATATTAATATACGCAATGTCACCCTTTATATCTAAATTTGTTATATACCCCCATTCTTGCGATATAAAAAATTTAAACAGTTCGTGATGCTTGATATCACTTACTCCTTTGGCGGAGAGTGTCAAAGATTGCGTCATTTATAAATATATTTTTTTTAAAAATATATAATTATCCCATTAACAAGTCAAAGTTAGTTTTGTAATTGATACTGTTGTCATAAATATGAAGTGTTAGAGATTTTCCTGCATTAATGTTATTTACTTTGTGAAAATGGTCTTTCTTAACATTTGAAATATCAGAAGGTCTTAGTTCTATATATTTATCAAATTTCATAGTTTTCTTATATTTGGTTTCAAACAAATTGCCTTCTAACAATAGAAAATTGCATTCTGATTCGTGTCTATGTACTTTTGTACCAGAATGTTTATCCCAAAGAATCATCGCTAGTTCAAAATCACAATCGGAATATAATGACATTCTACTATAATTCTGATTTGTACTAAATTGGGATAATAAAATTCTGTTTCTGTTGATTTCTTGTTTATCATATTTCTCGTAATAATACTTCAAAGCATCATTTATATGATAAAAATAGGGAGAACCTTTGGAGTATTCATACTTTAGAAAACGAGCAAACTGTTTAATCAACATTTTTATATTTATGTTTTTAAAAAAAATTCATTTTAAAATGAACCAGGATTTGGATAAACTCGATCAAATGATGGAAATCGAAATTGAAAGAGTAAAGTCCAAATATCACAAGATAAAGATAGAATCTATAGAAAGACACAAGGCTGGAAAATATAAACGCAAAAGTATTCCAAAAGCAGTAAAAGATAAAGTTTGGGACGAATATGTTGGTATTAAAAACGGAACAGGTCCTTGCTATTGTTGTAAAGGTATAATTGATAGCAAAAACTTTGATTGTGGTCATATTGTTGCCGCAGCAGAAGGAGGAGAAAATATCGTCGAGAACCTTCGCCCACTCTGTTCTACTTGTAACAAGAGTATGGGTAAACAAAATATGGAAGAATTTATACAGATATATTTCAGAAAGAGAAACCCAAAGAGAACATGTTGTTGGTTTTTTTAAGATTAAAAATGAATTTATAATTGTAAATTATAAATCAAAAATCATGGCAGAACAATCAAGTAAAGGGTTTTCTTTCTTTGTAAATTCTTCTCCACAAAAGATAACCGAGACACACAATCCTTCTCTTGAATTTATCGTCACCCAGAATGATTTTTTTCACAAGGAAAACAGCTCACTTAAATGCAAAATACAAGAATTAGTAAGAGAACGCGATGAATATGAAGAAGAGAATGAAAGATTCGAGAAGAGAATTGTTGCATTAAGAGGAATTACTTTCAACGAGTGCGAGATGAGTAAGTTATTAGAATATACGATAAAAGGGTACAAAAAAACTATTGAATGCCACAAAGATACTCAGAAGGAGTATATAAAAGGACTGAACAATAATTTTATTGGTGTAAATATATTCTTTATCATTAACTATCTCTTGGGTATTCCTTTTGTTCTTTTTTATGTTATGGGGATAACTATTATAGCATACAATACTCACTTAACGAAAACTATTAATGAAAAATCAAACAAGATTGTTTTGGATAGTATATGTCTAGATAAAGAGAAAGAATACAGAGAACTCAGAAAGAATCAAGATTATATCACTACAATGATCGAAAATATGTAATTTGTATATTTAAATATATAAATTAAGGTCCATCCAACAAACATGCTTCCATTTCTTCTACAATTTCCTTCTTGTCGTTGTAAAACACTTCGTCGTGATACAAAGAATGAGATTGTTTCTGTCTTTCTGACATAGAATTTTGTATGTCATCGTCCTTTATAAATTTGTCATCAAGAATGCCTTGTTTGTCATCTGCTACATCTGATAACATCTTCTTCTTTTTCTTGTTCTTCCAATTATCGCCATCGTGAACTTCAATGAATTTTGAGTTTCTGTTTCTTTGTCTTATATTAGTATTCTCGGGGTGTTCAGGGTTGAAATGTGTCTCAAGGAACAATTTTGTAATACTCTCTCGTGGATTAGTGAGCATCTTTAACCATTCACTATCTTTGATATAAGAAATATCCTCCTTACCATAGCCGTTAATAATTATATTGTTTGTCGTACAATTGGTATTTGTTGTATTGATATTTGTTGTGTTAATTTTCTTCATCGCATCATTTAGCATCTTCTCAAGGTATTCTACTCTTTGCAATAACATAATATTTTCTTCTGAGGTTTTCTCTTGATTCTTCTTTGCTTTACAACTATACTTTTGGTGTTTATATTTACTTTGCCTGTGTTTGAACGATACATCACAATAATCACATTCATATAAAATATTGTCACATTGTTGTATTGACGACTTACAATTGGCTTCATTGGGCTTACAATTGGCTTCATTGGGCTTACAATTGGCTTCATTGGGCTTACAATTGGCTTCATTGGGCTTACAAATTGTTGTTTTTGGGCTTCTTTTGTCATCTTCTATTTCACGCATATTCTTCTGGTGTTTTTTAGTTTGTAGATGTTTCTGATAATTAAAATTGTTATCGTCTATAAAATTACATTCTTTACAGTTATATATAGTCATTTTTATATGTAAATAATATTTATACATTTTTTAAAAAATGTATAAAATGTATAGTTATTTATAATTATATCTTTACAGAATATTATACCTTAATATATATATTAAAAAGATGCAACATCTTGCAAAAAGAATAATTCTAGAGAGGGGGGAGAGATTTATTTTAAGTGTAGATAGTATTTTATAAATACTAAATATCTATACGGCATAGAAAAACATTAAATATAGCAATTATAGATTCTTATATTAAAAATGAAAAGACTACCTCACCTACGCCCAAGAAGCAATTAGGAAAAGAGAATAATATTCAAGAAAAATATGATAGACACAAAGAAGAACTAATTTCATAGAAATATATCTATGGTAATTATTTATGATTGAGAATATCATTAAACAAATTATTTAATACCTTCTCTTTTCATAAGATTTTAGAAATTATTCTAAAATGAAATTTTATTTAAATTTTTTATTAAAAATCATGGAAAAAGAGCTAGAACTCCTTGAATCTAAATTTAAACAAGAAATAGATTCTGTTAAAGAGAAATACAACAATATTATCAAAGATGAAACAAAAGCGTTGAAAGAAAAATACAAATCTTTGAAGAAGGACGTTAAGAAAAAATATCCTAAAGAGAAGAAACAAAGAAAATCTATACCTAAACCTGTAAAAGATATAGTGTGGAATATTTGTATAGGAAAAGAGAAAGGTATCGGTAAATGTTATTGTTGTAACACAGATATAGATAGTAAATGTTTCGATTGTGGGCATATTAATTCTGTTTCAAACGGAGGTACAGATATAGTAGAAAATCTTAAACCGGTATGTTCAACATGTAATAAGAGTATGGGTACGCAAAATTTAGAAGAATTTAAAACACAATATTTTCCAGAAAAAACATTTGGTGCTTTAAGCTTACATTGTAAATGTGGAATTAGAAAAAGTTATCTAGAAATACAATGTAGACAGTGTTCTAATGAATTTGCCAGTTATGAGAGATTTTATTAAAAAAGAAAGAAAACATTACTGTGAAATCCCAACATTCTTTTCCTACCGAATTGCTTCTTCAGCGTATGAAAGATAGTATCGAAACATGTTTGTTTTAAAACTTAGAATAGTTTTAAAATTAATTTTAGAAGTAATTATTTCAGATATTTATAAAAATCAGGTTTAAAATATTTAAACATTCTATAATCTGTTTGAAAAGTACCCCAAATTAAGTATTTATTAATCGGAGTTTTGATTCTTGTTATGAACGCGCGAGTTGCTAAAAATACTGTATAACTATCTAAAAGTCTGATAATGTGATAAGATGACAAACTAAACAACCGCTATAGACTAACATGTGAGTTTTACCTGTTATTATCTTCTTTCTATATAATGTCATCAAAAATGCTGACGATTGAATTGCCACCAAAGAGTTATACCCCAATGGAAAATCAGAAGAATGGGTCATGGAGCAATTTGAGAACGAAGACTCTGAATTATATGAAGAATGGGGCAACATGAGCATGAATATTTTGATGAATATAAATATGTGGACTACGGACAAGTATCACGTCCTCCGCCTCAGTCCCCGACTGGAAGAATTTAAGAAGAAGTACTTTCCTGTAAAAAAGAAAACGCGTAAAGTGAAATCAGAACCCATTGTTTCTGAAACTCCTCCACCATATGTTGCTATAGAATAATTTATCATAGTTTATGATAAATTAGTTATAGTATGGAATATCTAAAAATAGACTTTTCGGTGTAGAAAATCCATTAAATCTCCCCAAATGTCTTAAAGTTGAAAAATTATCTTCAAAGAATTTTATCAATTTTTTAGAAGGTTCTCTAATAATATAATTATCACCCCTTTTAGGATCTTTGGAGATAAAAAATTCATCTTTACTATGACTAACAAGTAAATATTTTTTAGACTTAGTTTTTAAATCAGCACTTCGTGTTATATTCTCCATATTACCATAAGTTCTTAAGTCGTCTTTAAGTCTATCAGAAAATTTTTTATTGAGAGGTAGAAAATATATATTGAGTTCACTATCTACATATTCTTTTATTATTTTATCACCAAATACAAATGTAGTTTTCTTGCTTTGTTTCTTATTTTGAATAAGTAGAATATTTGTAATGATATTTTCCTTGAATGGATTATCTTTAAAATCAAAAACCTTTGAAAAAATTATTTGCCTTTTTATTATTTCTTTATATGACTTAGACATTTTTCCTCTACACGTAGTTTTCATTATAAAAATTACAAACCCATTCTGTTTTAAATTTTCAAAACTTTTTAATAAAAATACTTCATCTATATTTTTTTTACCATCTCTACCTGTTGCAATTTCATTATAAGGAGGATTACCAACAATAATATCGAATTTTTCTATACCAAACGCCTTTTTCCATCCTGGTTCTTCTCCTTTATCTCCAGGTAAAAAAGAACCACAGTAAATATTCGCATCCTTCCCAAAAATCTTCTTTGATGCTTGAACATTCTTTGGATTGAGTTCAATCATGTAAATCATATTCTTCATTATATGATTGCTTCGTTCTTCTTCATCGGGAAACTCGTCTTCCAAACCTATCATTAAACCATAATATACATATATAGGAAAATTTCCTATTCCGTTAGCAGGATCTAGCCATTTTAAGTTTGGGTCACTCCAAATATTTTCAGGTAATTGCATCAACATTTCTGTTATTAATTCTGGTGGTGTCATAACTTCACCAAATTTATTTTTCTCAATTTCTCTTACTGGTAAGTATTTTTCTATGAACTTATCTATAGTCTCAATTGTTTTGTCTTCAGTTTCCTCTGTAAAAAATATCTCAGGAGTTTTTGATTTCTTTCTTGGTTTTACTTCTATTAATGATTTATCCCCTGTATCTACATATCCACTGATTATATCAAATTGACTATCTACATAGTCTCTTATAGAAGAAATCTTGTTTATTATGTCAATATAAGCATCTAATGACTTTATATATATATTTTTACTGTACCCATTTATCCTTTTCCCGTAACACCCCAAGACATCTTCTCCGCAATTTTGACAAACTTCTTTCATCTCCTTGAACTTTCTTTTGGCATTTGCAGCGCATTCTTCTATATCGGAACATTCATATTCTCTATTGAAAAATGATAATAAACGCGTATACGAATCGATGAAATCTGAAACATCTAATATGTCTATTTCTTGATTTGAATCGTCGTTTTTATTTATTTTTCCCCTCTTCGGTGTTGTAGCACGCGATGATTTTCTTATTTTTTGTATTTTAGATTTAATAATATCAGATTTTGGTATAAATTCCGAATAACGGCGTAATTCTTCAACGCTTATATTATCTCTTAATATATCTGAAACTGTTTTCAAATCCATAATTTTCTTAACACTCATATTTTTGAAATCGATATAAATTTTATTATAGAATTCTGATATTTCAGTCCAAGATAAACTTTTGTAATTACTACCGTTATAATTAAACGATATTATTGTCTCTGCAATTCTGCTGTCTATTGATTTCTTTTTTGAATAATTCATATATTCGAACATTATACTGTAAGATCTGTTTACCTTAAAATCAATGTATATACCATCAGTTTTATTTTCATTCTCTGTCATTACTCTGAAGATTGTTTGTATATTAGGGTCTATAGATTCTATATCGTTAAAATTAAGTCCCAGAACTACATTTTTTAGACTTATTCCTAATCTTAACATTTGTCCTGTTATGATTATCAATGACTTTTTTTCACCATATGTTTTCTTCTCATATTCTTCGATTTGTTTTCTGATGCTCTTTTTTGTATTTTTATAAATACAAACATTATGTTGTTCTTCCATATCTTTGGTTTTTCCATGGCAAACAAAAAAATTGTATCTATCTGTAAAAAAATTCATACTATTTAACACTTTCAACAAATTTTCAGAGTTTGGTTTTATAACTCCTTTTTGTTCTTCTGTTTTCCCGTTTGAGCTGAAAGGTATGAACCACATTTCGCTTCTTAGTTTAGTAGTATCGTAAATTTTATCCTTATAAAGTTTTGGATAAAACTCGTCCTTTATAGATTCACATAAAGCTTTGATTTTTTTTTCATCAGAGAAAGTGTCGTCAGGCATCCTATAGTCTAAGTAATCAAAGCCCAAAAATACAAGGTCTGGGTGTTTTGAATATTGAGTTCTCAGTATAGAAAGATATTCTTTTCCAAATTTTTTATAATACCTATCCAATAGCTCTTTTATACTATCCTCTTGAATCTTATCAGGTCTACTGGTTACTAATAGATCTTTGTTCTCTTCATTTATAGATTTCATTAACTGTTGATCTTCATAACTCCATCTAAATATCTTTTCTATACTATATCTTGTTACTGGTTTTGAAAATGTTGCAGTAATTAAAGTAAAGGTTTTGGTATTACATATTTTTTCTATCTCGTCTAATATGGCAGAACCTTTGTCTGTACTACCACCTTTATGTATCTCGTCGAAGTAAATATCTACTTCAGAACCCTTTTGCCTCATAAGCAAATCAGGCAAACCATTTTTCAATTTTTCCTGACTATACATGAAAATTTTTTTCTTCTTACTCGAATTCTTTTCGTCTATAGTTACAATATCATAATCAGAAAAATTTTCATTTTCTTTAAATATTTCTTGAAAACCAGATTCTGTTTCAGTTTTAGCTCCTAAAATCAAAATGGATAAATCTGTTTTCCTTTTTATAATCAAATCTGCAATCATATAAGATTTCCCACTTCTGGCAACTGCTCCTATCATAACATCTTTTATCCCTTCTTGGTTGTATTTTAACACAGTTTCTGAACATAATTCTTGGTGAAACTTAAGTTCGATATAATTTTTTTTCTTTTCCCTGAAATTATTTATAAACTCGTCCAATGTATTATAATCTAACATCCTCTTTACCATATTACTATACCAACTGTTTAGATCTGTCATTCCGTATATTCCATTAAGTGTATCAAAGTCTCTATGTCTGGCTCTTTTCAAATTTTCTGCCAAATCTTCCTTATTATTAACAAATATATATATTTCTTTATTTTTTAATTCATTAGTTCTCAAGAACAATTCTCCAATATCATATTTCTTACTTTTTGTACTTTCTTTTGATAGATATTTACATTGTATTATTACATCTTTTCCATTTTCTATAAAGTATATATCTGATATACCAGCAATATTTCCTTCGTTTATATTGCCATTTCTTAGTATATCGTTTGAAGTCAAATATTTATCTACTCCTATTTTTGTCTTAAAAATCTTATTTTCTGACCATTTAGTATCACAGTTTAAAAAAAGTAATATTTGACCGATAGATTCAAAAATGTGTTGTCTACTAAAACCTAACACAGAAGGATCGTTATCTGGAAAAAATTCCAAAATATTATACAAAGAGTTTTTGCTTTCTCTCTTTTCCCATAAAAATTCCATTAGCTGGTATCTAGTCCTATCTTTGAATTTATCTTTCATGGAATTATATATTTTACTATTGCAGTTCTGTATTGCCTCATATCTCTTCTTGTCTAATAGTTTTAACATAGCATTGAGAGCAGCTTTTTCTTTACATTCATCGGAGTTCATTTTTATTATGGTAAAAATTATTTAATACCTTCTCTTTTCATAATATCTTTCAGTGTTCCATGATACCACTCCTTGGCTTTACGAGGCGGTGCTAATTTACTCTCATTAACAATGCGAGTAAAAACAGTAATTTTCTTATCTGGATGTATATTTCGTATTCCTCGAATACGCTTAATTGTCTCTTGTTCGTGTTCATCTCGAATATGCATCGGTTCGTTCTCTCCGCGATTTGGATTGAGTTTCCAACCATACATTGGTTTCGTTCGCAGCATTCCTCTCTCCTTGAGATGCGCCATAACTGTCTTCACACGTTCTGATGTCAATTCTCTCTCAAATTGTGCTTGGCTACCCATCAGAGTGAGTATAAGTTTTCCAGACGGAGTGGTTAGATCTAAATTCAAATCAATCACAACTAAATGACAACCCATATCTTCAATTTTCTTTGATAACGACAAAAGATCTACTGTATCGCGAGCAAGACGACTTACTGATGAAGTGATAACCCAGTCCCCTTTAGTAAGTTCAGACATCATCTCTTGTAACCCTAAACGCTTCTGTGTTGACCCTCCGGATATACCTCTATCTATATATAAACCTCTACAGAATAGATTACGATTAACACATTCTCTGTAAATCTTTGCTTCTTGAGCATCTAAAGAGAAACCATCTTGAACTTGCATAGCAGTAGATACACGAATATAACCTACAGCTTTTGATGTGTTTATCGGAAAAGGAGGTGGAGCATATTTTATCATCGAACCAGTGTCCTCTTTATCATTTTCCATAGCCTTGGTTAAACTGCAAGTTTCTTCATACTCTTTCTGTTTTACTGTTTCTATGATAGTGAAATCTTTGTTATCTTTTATAGAATTCCATATCAGACTTTTCATATTATCTTTACCATAATCATCTATAATAATGATATTGAACTCATTTGACCGAGCATTTGAACATAACTTATCACGATTTGTCTCGTTATCAAAAATTACAAATTTACGAGTTTTTGTAATTATAGCATATTGATATTCGTATTTGCCTACACATTGATTTTTAACAAAAGGTAATTGTAATTCTGTTAATTTGTCATCTAGTCGTGTATCTTCCGTGCATTCTTTACACCATTCTCCCATAACTATGTCGTTGGAGAGCAAATTGAAAGAGTGTCCGTTTTTACATTTTACTAAGACGGCATCAAAAACATCTTCAGCGTCTTTCAGTATAGTTCCTCCTTTACTTTCGATTATCTCCTTGCTCATTTAAATATAGAAATATTTAAATGGTTATTGAAATGAGGGTTAAACGATTTTTCTGCTTACTTTATGAGCAGAAAATTGTTAACTTTGGTTTATCGTTTTTTGCTAGTTTGGGGCTATTTTTACTTACACAACCAAAAGAAGACCAACAACCAACAATCGGTTTTAGTACTGTTATATATAATAAACAACACTGTTATAATATACATCATTGGGTATACATGATGTCGTCAAGTTTATTGATAGCTTCTGTAGTCGTTATAAGCAATGGAGATTTTGTTCCTCCATTAGTTACATCTTTGGGTTTCCTTACAGGAGGTTCTTTTAGCGATTTATATTATAGACACGCTTTCGATTTTTCGTCTTGTGGAGATATATCAAACTACAAATCAACTTTGTAGTATTTTACATATTATCCAAAAGACAAGCCTCCATATTTTCTACTATTTCATGCCTATGTCTCTCATAAGTTTCGTCATGATACATGTCATGATTTCGACGCTCTCGTGGCGACATAGAATTTTGTAGTTCATCATCTTTTATAAATTTATCATCAAGAATGCCTTGTTTATCGTCCGCAATATCTACAAGGATTTTCTTCTTATTTTTGTTCTTCCAGCTGTCACCGTCATGAACCTCGATGAATTTTGATTTTTTGTTAGTTTGTCTTATGTTTTTGTTCTCGGGATGCTCGGAGTTAAAATGTGTTTCAAGAAACAATTTTTTGATGCTATCTCTTGGATTTTTAAGTAACTTCAACCATTCTTGATCTGTTAGATAAGTTATATCCTCCTTACCGTACCCGTTAATACTAATAATGTTATTTGTCGTACAATTATTATTATTATTTGTTGTATTATTCATATGTTTCATCGCATCGTTTAGCATTTTCTCGAGATATTCTACTTTTTGTGTTAATATTATATTCTCATCTGAGGTTTTCTTTGATTTACAATAATTCTTCTGATGTCTATATTTTCCACTTTTATGTTTGAACCCAGCATCACAATAGTCACATTCATATATAATATTATCATCTTGTGGTATATCTGTGGTATATTTATGGTATATCTGTGGTATATTTATGGTATATTTTGAATTTTCTATTTCACCCACATTCTTCTGGTGTTTTTTAGTTTTTATGTGTCTTTGGTAATCTCTTTTATTTTCAGTTATAAATTTACATTCTTCACAGTTATGTATTGACATATTTTATATACAAATAATATTTAAAGGTAAAAATAAAAAACCAAAAAACCAAAAGTTATTTATTTGTATTATATTAAGAGATATATATTACTTAAAATATATATTAAAAAGATGCACTATATGGTAAAAACCCACCTCAGAGAGAGGGGGGTATTTTATTTTAGTATATATTGTAATTATAAATACCAAAATATTCACACGACATAGAAAAATGTTAAATATAGCAATTATAGAATTTATATCAAACTACAAATCAACTTTGTAGACTCATAATACACCCCACACAGTATTTGAGAGCATCTTGTCGTATATGATAATTTTTTACTATGTTAAATATTTCAGAAAAACTACTTTTGGATGTTGTTAAATTTTTCATCAAACTATCATATTCTTCTATTTTCCAGAGATTTTTCCATATACTTAGAAATTTGCTATCTTTAAATGTATCGTAAAATGATGTATCTGACATAAGAGACGATAAAAACATAATACAATCAAACGATTCAAAAAGATAATTTCCATTTACCATTAATTCTTTATATTTTTGATATTGATTACCTATTTTATAATATTCTATACGGTGATTTTCGTATTCTCCAGAATAATACAAATTATCTAAACCTATATCTTTAGATTCTATCGGTAGGTCTAAATATTTCCTGTCTGTCTTGTTTAATCCATATCTTCTGTCTTTATAATCTATAGAAGACTTTGTGCTTGGAGAAATATTTAGAGTGATTTGTGAACTTACTTTAATGCCTTGGAATGCAAAATTCGCCTTACGAGGACTAAAATTTATATAGTTTATCGATGGTTCTCCATGACTGTATCTATATCTACTAAAAAAATAACACAATAATACAAGTTGTATAAAAATATCTCTCATAATTTTCTCATTTAGAACATTATGCACTGTTGATCTCGCCAAGGGAGAACTTTTTGCCAAACTAGGGTTCATCGTTATCTCTTTCAAAGTCTTCATATGTTTGATGTTTATTAAAATGTTAAAAGTTTCATTACAAGTATAGCTCCAAAGGTAAGGTATGAAAGATGGGTAGTTCTTGTCAGTTAATAATTTTTGCATAATACACGATACAACAACATAATTAAGAAAGGGGTTAGTTGTTCTCGTTGTTTTACCAGTATGTTGTAAGGATTTATCAATATTGTTATAGGAAAAAATTTTTATAACAGAATTTCTATTATCTCCAGTCTGAATTTTTATTTCTTTAGTTTCGTCAATGTAAAATTCTTCCATAAATTGTTTTACAAGTTTACACCCATGACAATTTTCAGATTTCAATAATCTGTTCTTCGACAGAAGCGACTTATTCATACAATTTTTAGAAGTTAATATGTCTATATTATCGTTTTGAAGTTCCTCTATTATCCCGTTCTTTATAACTTCCCACTGCTCAAATATAACATCAGATTTGTCTTTATCTGACGGAATTTCAAAACTACCTATATTGGGTGTTTGGTATTTTATAGAAGGAAGACTCATTTTAGTTTTATTTTGCTTATAATATTTTTTACAACAAATGTGTCAAATTCATCAACTTGATTATTGCTACAACTAACCAAATTAAGTTTTGATGGTTTTGTGATAAAATAGAATTTCATTTCCTCCTCTTCTTCTATTTTGAGATATTTCTTAGGAACTACATAAGTATGAGGTTTATCTTCATACATATAAATAAGATAAACTATAGTAGAAAAATCTTTGACAACATAGTAAATATCCTCGTTTTCGTTTTTAGCGTAATATACAGAAGGTACTACTTTGGGACAACTTTTATCACCTCTCTTGCAATTATCCCAAATTTTTGATATTTTTCGGTAAACACTCTTTTCCATTTTATTTATTAATAAAAATGTCTTTATATGATTTAACAAAGAGTATAACAAAGGTTGTTAAAACCAAATACAGTAAACTATATCCCAAGGACTATGTTGTTGCAAAATTCGTTAAAAACAATAAAACTATATATTTATATTATAAAAATTACTCCAAAAATCTTTTAAAAGAACATATGAGCAGAGATTATTCTGTTAAGATTGTATATTTGGATTTTTGGGACCCATCATTCTGTTCTGATAAAAATATAGCAGAGGAAGATTTAAAGAATTTAGATAGGTTAGGAGACGATGTAAATAGACAGGTAATAGTTGGGTATCTTTTGTCTCTGATATCTCTTCATAATATTATCTTAAAATCTTATACAGATAATAAATATGATATATATAAAGATAATAAGGATTTTGACAAACCAACATTAAGACAGTTGTTTTGTGATTTTGATATGGTTATAGAATTTAACAACCAACTTACAAATTTTATCAATAATATATTTGATGGAAATACTATTGAAAATTTCATAATAACACCTTCGGGAAAATTCAGATTTATGTTAGGAGACCTTCGATATTTTCTAACTGGTACAAAAAAGGTTCACGATATAAGTTCTGCTATAGTGGCTACGATGACAGACGTTCCTACAATTCTAAATTACCATTTGGAATTATTAAAAATTTGTGACATAATATACTCTCCAGAGTTGATAACGTCGTATAAGGCTAATAATGTTTTACTTAATATATTGAAACTAGATATAAATATGGATATATACGAAAAAAGACTATTTAGAACAATCGATAGATATATGGACAAAGAAGGAGTTTTGGATATTGTTTTTGACTTACAAGATGATAGGTTTGAAAATATTATACCAATACTAGATTGTATCAGAGAATATCGTTTATCGTTGTATTTAAGAAATCTTTAACCCTTTTTTTTCTTGTAGTGATAGAAGGATTATCTTCACAAACATATTCTCCCTTACTATTTTTAGAACAATGGTCTACTGTGTAGGGTATGCTAACATAATTTATTCCTCCGTTGGTCAAGTTTTCCTTTTTAAACTCATTCAATGCTACTCTATCGTAAAACTCATATACATCTGAGTTTGTTCCTCCATTTGAAAAACTATAAAAATCTTTAGGTAGATAATCTATAGCAATACCAGAATAGGGTTCTATACAATCTACAGATAGTTTATTTCCAGAGATAAAACTTTTAGTTCCGTTGATACCGGCATCGCTAATAATCTGTTGACCTGTTATATCTTTCAAAATATCACAAGATATCCTTGTTCCTACATTTTTGAGATTACTTGGATCAGATTTCTTATTTAAACCCATGTTAGAGATAACGTAGGTATTGCCATCTATCTCAAACATCGCCTCTTGTTTTCCCATCAAGGAGTTTTCTGAAAATACAAGTTGCCATATAAGTATGACTAAAAATGCGATATATAATAGACTTTGTATCTTCTCCAACATTTTAATTAAAAGTTATTTTAATTAAAAATTGTTAAATAAAAAATTAGTAAAAATGCTCCAAGAAACTTTTGAAATTGAAGTTAAAAAAGGCAAAAAATATACAAAAAAACATGTAGAAGAAGAAGAGAGTGGTTCTGAAATAGAGGACGAGGAATTACAAGATTTTGATATAGAAGACGACGACGAAGATATATACGAATATTTACAAAAAGCATTTAGTGACGTCGGGGAAGTCACTATTACTGGAAACAGAGAATTTATGATAGATTTCTACAAACCGAATGCTGTGCTCGTAGAAGACGAATCTGCCTACGATTTCGATATTTGCGACGGTGTACCAGTTTTGACAGAAACAGAGCACTTTATCCCGTTTGTTAATTTTATGAAATCTCACGAATTTTCTTTGACAGGAGTTACATTGTATACTAATCTAGAAGGAGGAGGTCATTTGGTTATTTAAAGCGTCTGAAGTAATTTATTCTTGATTTGGAAATATTTTTTGAGATAATCGCAAAATTCTCTAGAAGATGTTTTTATCATAATCTTGTCCCAGAAATAATGAGTTCTTAATATATTTATATTTTCAAATTTTCTAGGCAAGTAATCCTTTTCCATATATTCCTTCGTAGATTCTAATGTTTCGTCTATAAACTCTTTGTGTTTATCCATGATTCTATATAACATATCTAAATTCTCTGTATTTAGATTTATCCTAGATAATATTTGAAATGGGACTTCTTTGTTTGTACCACATACAGTTCCTTTTGATGTTTCGAATGGGGGTTTTATTATTCTGAACTTATCGTCCCTGAATATTGTTCCGTAAGTTAATTCTCCGTCCGTTAAAATCTGTTGATACTTCGACATCCATAATTTTACATCTTGTTTATAGTAAGATTGGAAAATAGGTAGTTCCGAGATATCAGCGTCCTCAAATTGATTTGAATTGTGTTTCAGAATTCTGACTTTATTATCTTCTCGTCTAAATATATTGACAATGTTATTTGTCTCTGTTACTATATTGAAGAAATGATAATAAACAGTATCTTTACCTGTATCCTGTTTAATAAAAGAAATTCCTGCTAATTTAGACGAAGAGTATTTTTTGGCCGATCTTCCTGCTTTAGAGGATATTTTGGCATACGCGTTTTTCACTTCCTCTATCTTAGTATAAGGATAATCTGCCCTATTTATATAATGAATGAACATCTCGTAAAGTTTTACCTTAATAGGATTAGACGATCCATTTCTAATATCAAGTACACAATCTTCTATTATTTGGATTATACGTTCTTGATTTGGCACAATGTCCGCTAAAATTGGTTTATTTTTAACATCTAATTTCCAAATATAATTTCTTATGTATATGTTCATTTTTTCATCATTCATACCAGAAATATCAGAATAAAATTTATCAATACTTTCAGCTTGAATATTTTGAACAATTGGTAATTCGTTAACTGAATTGGATGTATAGTGATAAGAAATATTATCGAGATACAAATTATTTCCTTTTGTTATAATTTTTCGTCTGTTTCCAAAATTATCATATATCTTAAGTTTTTTAACTCTAGTATTGATATACAAGTAGATATAGTAATCGTCTATGTTATTCTGAGATGAGAATAATACGAGGTCGTCAATAGTTACTATCTTATATAAAAATAATTTCTCTTTTATCAACTTGTCAAGTTTTTCAATATTTTGTTGATAGTAAAGAAGTTTCTTCGTGTTTGATATTATTTCAGATGGATATATCTTTGTTTTATCAGACCATACTGATGGATATTTTGTACCATAATCTGTTTGTTTAGTAAATTCTATATCTGTTTTTCTGAAATTTCTTTCATAGTTTAGAACAGCATCAAAGGCGACATTTTTCATCTGTTTCAGAACAATACGATTATAGAGATCCTTTTCTTCCGATTTTATATAATTAAATACATCAATTGATGATTGTCTAATCGTACCAATATCTGTTTTTGTTTTGAATACAATAGGGTCCAAACATGTTGCCAGTTTAAATATGTCTATATTAACAGAGTTTTCTTGCTCTAAAAGCATTTTATGAGATGTTGCTCTAATAAATCTACTGAGAGCTTGATACATACCAGACTCGTGCCATCCTGGACTCATAATATAACCTCTAATAACATTTGCAAGATTAATCCCATCTCTGGCTACTTTAGATGCTATTATAATCTGAAGATATTCTCCATTCATATTTTCTTTAGAATTAAACAGTTCAAGAATCTTATCAATATTCTCTGTCTTAGAAGTTATGAGAGCAAAACGTTTCTTGGGTTTAAAACTTTTCTGCATAACTCTTTCTCCTTTATTGTTTAAAAATACCGAAGATTGACGAGTAAAATTTTCAAAACCAAATAGTTCTAAAATCAAACCTAGCAGAACAACACCACTTCCGCTAACAAATTCAAGATAACAGAACGAATTACCCGGATTTTTTTCTTTAGATGCGTCTACTTCCTTTTTTATATAAAACCAAAATTTTGAACTTAGTTGGTATAAATTATTCATCGATAAAACTTTATCTTTCATTAAATAATTCTTAATATCATCATTTTTAAATTTATAGACACCATCTATGAGTTTTATATATTTCTTAAATCCTTCTGTTCCCCACGATCCATCTGGGTATACAAAAACACTTGATTCGCGAGAAGCAAGTTCAAAAGATTGTTTTGAACTTCTGGCTTTAACTATAGATTGGTATTGTAATGTTTGCGATCCATTTAGAGATGTAGATAATAGTGTTATATCGATATCGGATTTGAAATTTTTATCGATACTGTCATTAATTTTTTGGATAGGGGTTTCGCTTTCTGTTATATTTCCTTCTGTGTTTATAGTTTTTGTTATAGAAGGAATTAAATTTCCACTCTCTATTGGACTTTTGTATTCGTGTTCATAATTTATCTTAGAACCAGAATAGTTTATTTTTATTCCCGAGTCAAGGGATCTAACAAAAGATATTTTTCCTCTTAGATAAGGTTCTATTTGATTTAGAGAAATATTAGAATAGTCCCAGTTTTTCACAGGTAACTGAAAATCGCTGGGTAATAAAAGATTTAGAAGAGGGACAAAATCGTTGACAGAATTAACTAAAGGCGTAGCTGTCCCGACAACTATTTTAGTTCTTTTTGCTGTGTGTAATAATTTCCATAAATTTACATATATATTTTCGTCTTCTTTGTCAGAATCTCCATAATTTCTCATTCTGTGCGCCTCGTCTAAAAAGAACATAGTGTCCGAGAATTCAAGTTCTATTTCTTCCATACCCATTCTTGCTAATTTGTTTGAAAAGGATTCATAAGTATCTAGAGTATACCACTTATCAACTTTTTTTGTTATATTTCTCTTACGAATAAAGTCAGATTTACTAACATTATCTCCATATTGTTCTGGGAAGAATTTAACTATTTGAGATTTAAAATCATCAAGCGTTGGTTTCCCTGGCTCTATAATAACAACTCTTTCTATACCAATAAATTCCTTTCTAAAAGTTTCCGCTGCGTCTATAATAGAACCTGTTTTCCCAGTTCCTGTTTCGTGAATACTAAAAATTCTATCATATTGTCTTAAGTACCTCGTGAAGAGGTCTTGGTGTTTAAAAAATTCACCTGTTTTCGGAACTCTTTCTTTCGCACCTCCTTTAAGTTCAAAAAATTCTTCCCTTAGGGATGTTTTTAGTTGTATATCTTTGTCGTTTTGAAGAGCATAATTAATAATATAATCATGGAAATCCATTTTTATATATTATTAAAATGAAAACATCTAATTATTTGAAAGTCAGTTTAGGGTTCCTCGTAACTATAAACATAATATTAGCTATAGTAGAAATGATAACAAAAAATAAACTCAAAATTTGTGAAAAAAGCCAATCTTATAGATGCCCTAGATTTACATGTCCTTACAAAGATTCACAATGCGGAGATAGACCTTGGGTATGTCCTGATTCAGAATCAACATGTTCGGGAAACCATATATGTATAGGATACTGTAAGAGTGGAGAAAAAAATTGTTATGCTTAATAAAATGAACTATCTAATGTTATTAAATACCGTCACATTTATAATACTTATGTTACAGGTTATAATATATACGGGTTCAGAACATAAACTTAATGGATGTGTATTTGACCAAGATCAAATTTGGTGTTACACCAATCTACATTGTAATTATTCGGCCCAGCCAGGAACTGGTTCATAATTATTTTTTTATATAGTAAAATGGCAGGTATTTCAGCGCATAACCCGATTTCTTATTTGTACAATACTGTCCCTCTTCTAAAATCGTGCGGAAATGGCAATAACACAAGTAATTGTTATTGCACAGATCCTTCTTACAATTATGGAACAAAATGCGCTTTAGGTTCTGTTAATGCTACCGATTCTAGAAAACAATGTGCTTTTGGAGACGTGGGAACCCCAGGTATACAGCCTTCTACAGGAGGAGGTTTGGCAAGTGTCAAAAATCTTAACTATACAGTAAAACCAAATAGTGGTAGCAGGGTACCTTTCGCCACTGCGTCTGGTCCGACAGCAGGAAATGGGGCTGGGACTGCATATCCTAACAGTTTATTATTTTGTGCAAATCCCAAAGGAGATGCTACTCCTACTGCCCCGGTAACAAATATATCAGTAGGAGCATCTGGAGCATTTAGTGATTGGGGCGCCTCAAATCCTGCTACATCTCAAACAAATATTGGGTTTAATTAATTTATTAGATTATTCTAATAAATTACAAATCTTCGCTGAAAGTAGAAATCCAAATAAGTATACCAAAACCTGCTTTTGAAACAACGTCTAAAAAGTTATATGCTAAGTTTTTATTTTTAGCCCCAAGTAGATATGCTATCCCGTATAGAAACCATATAAAAGCAAAAACAGCATAAATACCCTTCATAGAATTATCTTTGTTATTTTTAATATATTCTTCATAAAGTCCTGCAAATAAACCAGTATAAGCAACGAATCCATAAATCAATGATTTTTTTGAATCTAGAATACCGGTTTCTCCGAGATAACCAAATAATAACATAACGAAATTTAAAGGTATAATATAACCTAACGCTTTATAATTTGGTGGAGTATTAATATATTGTGGGTCAAGTTTTCTCCTTTCTTTGTTATCATAATGATTTGTATACAAGATAAAAGATAACAATAACAAAGGAGTTGTTAAGAACCAGTCAATATAACGTATAGGTGTTACTTTATTCAAACTTAGGTCTCCGCTAACAAAAAGTTTCATTATATATGAATACGTAAGACCTGCTATAACATTTACACATGTCTCCGATACAAGAGAATACTTTAGATAGTTGGTGTTCTTGTCAAAATCATTCCCTAAAGCGGCAATAAAAGTTATAACAGTAGTTCCAGCAAGAGCAATATAGGATGTAAAAAAAGTAAAATACATAGTATCTATAGGTCTAACCTTGATGTTCTCTAAAGCCTTCATTTTTAATATTCATTAAATAAAGTATAAAATTGTTATGAATATCATCTTCACCGAGATTATCTAATACTCTTAAGAATTCTGGAAATGGTTCTATTTGAGACTTTTTTATATAACTATCGCTCCCTGTAACATATATCTCAGATAATATATGTATAATTGTTCTAATTTGAGATTTACCGGATATTGTATCATATTTTCTGCGTCCGTCATAAACATTATACGTTGTAACAGATTGTCGATGACTTATCATGCTGTCTAGAAAAAAGATAAAATAACGACATAACCCATCTTGACTCTTCCCTATAGAATATTTATCTATGTATTCAAACCAAAAATTTGTATTGATGAATTTAAGTTGGTTTACAATATCTTTCAAGACTTCTATTAGAGGATCATTATTGGGATCTAATTCAGTGGGTTTTTCATATATTATCATATTATCTATAATATCAAAATAAGGCATAGGACCATTTAAAGTTTTCAAAGTTAAAATAATTTTTTGAAATTCTTTAACAAGAGGTAATTCCACTATTATTTTAGCGTGAGCATAAAGTTTAAAGTCGTTTTTGTAATCCATTACTTCACATAAATATTTGTCTGGTCTAATCTTTCTAACGACATTAACTATTGTTTTCTTATTAAAATACATTCTTCTTACTTTGATGTCTATTAGACTCATATATAAAGAAAACAATATATAATTTTTGATATTTTTACTACTTGCTATAACTGTTTCGTTTGATATATCGCAAGACAGAAAATAACTTATTTCTTTTATCATAACCGAATCTATTTCTTTTGAACTGCGTTCTATAATATTATAAACGGAACTTAATGTATTTTCATCTAATTCGCCTATATTTTGAGAATAGTTATAAAAATAGTTGTACATATAATTATTTGTTATTTTTGTACGTTTTTCCAATATAATATCAACCAACTTATTAATAAAATCGCTCATTTTATTAATAATTATTTTTAATTTCATAAATCCAAGCATAGAGGTAAGTATATAAAGCCAAAGGTAAAAGAGAGAAAAGTTTCGAACTTGTATTGTTAAACATAAAACTAATCATCATATTTATAAGTAATAGTGAAAAAACAATTGATGATAGAATGAATGATTCTTCTATTGAAGTATTTCCTTCCGACAAACAAAATAAAGAAAATGAGAACAAGACCAATATTAAGACGAATATAGTTCTTGTAATATTTTTAAGAAAAGAGTTTTTTACTTGTGTATGATTATAATACCAACTTATTGTTGTTAATAATATAAATAAATAGAAAAACACCAAAATAAGAATTTTTTCACTCCAATTAGGTGTATATACTTCTATATTTTCCCACAATCCTTTCCCTTTTACAATATATATTGTAATATAAGAAAAAATAAGAAAAATTAAAAATATCATCAAAATCAGATCCATTTTATATAGCTTAATTTTCCTCAATTTCTTTCAAAAAGTCTTCAATATTATTCTTATAATCGATTACGTCACCTTCTTTGACCGTAAAAACATAACATAAATCATCCAGAGGACTAGAAATAGCTAGTTTAATATCTCCTCGTTTAAAATCGGTAGAGTATATATATTCACACAAAACTAAATCTCTAAATTGTTTGCATTTTGACATTTTAAGACTCATAATATTATCTAGATCGTTAATACCATCTTTTACATCTGTAACTTCCTCGATAAAATACATTTCCCAATCTAAATTTGGAAATTTTGCGGTAGGTATTTTTAAAACTCCTTCAGATGTTTGAACGGTGACTTTTTGTTTTGTTTTCTTTATTCGACCAACACCTGTTCCGTTTAGAGCAATGTCTATCAATACATCCATTTTACACAACGCAAAAATCCCAAGTGTTACAGGAAGCAGTGCGCAAAATGTCATATAGCTTTGGTCACAATCCATTTTAGGATATTTTTCTTTATGACTTTTTATACTCTAATTTCGAATTCCTTTACAATTCCCCCTGTTAAACTTATTCCTGATAATTCTTTAACTTTATTTAATTTTTCTCCAGTGAGGTGTTTGTGTATGAACTCTATAACAATACCATGAGTGATAATTAATATATTATCTGTTCTTCTAATGCTATCAATATGATTCTTTGACCTTTCTCTGACATCTTTTATTTTTTCTATTCCTAACAATGGATTTATATATGTAGAAGTTTCTTCTGTTACTTGGGCTTTTAATCCAGAAGGTTTTATCCACCCTAAAAATTCTCCTATATTTACATCGATTTCAATTTCTATATCTTTAGAATAATATTTCGAAAAGAACTTCTGTAAACTTGTTGCTGTTTCTCGTGTCCTGAGAAACGGAGAACATATAATTTTATCTGGAACACCAAATCTAATGAATATAGAATGACCGACTATATTTATATTAGGGTCGTTATTTTTTTTAAGAGGAGGATCGTGATCGCAGTATCCAGGAGAACCTTTCCCGTTTTTAAATTTTTTTTCTCCATGTCTAATCCATAAAAGTGTCATTTTTAAACTGATTTTTTATTAAAAAGGTTCTAATTAAAAGATGGATTCAAAATACAAGTTTTTCGTCTTTGAGACCGGAATTCCTACCAACCTTACAAAAGGAGCTATTTATATAACTCACTATGGCGAAGATTATGTTAACATTTTTCGTTCTTTATCCCAATACGAAAAAAATGTAGAATTGATAGAGGAAACAGAAGATAAAAAGAACATATTTATAGATAGAGGTTTGTATACATCTTCTGTGGATTTCAGAATAAAAAATCCGACACTTCCTAGAGACTCGGTATTTATACAGACTGATATGAGTATTAAAAATATATTAAAAGAAATAAAAAATGATGAAAAACTAGGAACTTATGATATTTTTTCTGGGAAAGAAGTCTTAAACGCCACTTTTAAAGAGAAAAGTGATATTGAGAAAAATATCAAAATTTTCTATCATGTTATGTTACAATACATGAGTGCGGGATATCATAAGAGTAAAAACACAAGGAAGATTCCAGACTGGTGTATGTGTTTCGGAGAACCTATTATGAAATATTTCATTCAATATTTCGAGATACCCACCGAAGCTCCTGATATAGGAGTGGTAGACCAGTTCTTGACAACCCCTCAGTATAGAGAGATGATAACTATTCAAATGATGAAGTTTATGGCTAACTACGTTGTAAATAATGATATACTCGATCCTTTGGATGTAGAAACATGGTACGATTTAAAGTTATGGATATCTATAAAAAACAAGATTTAAAGTTATGGATATCTATAAAAAACAAGATTTAAAGTTATGGATATCTATAAAAAACAAGATTTAAAGTTATGGATATCTATAAAAAACAAGATTTAAAGTTATGGATATCTATAAAAAACA